ATAAAAAAATACCGGCAACTCGTTTCGATCGAGTGACCTCGGAGTTATGAGCCCCGCGCGCTGCCTCTGCGCCATGCCGGTTTCGGTTGCTCTAGTGCCTTGATGCACCGGTGCGATGTGAAGAATTGGATACCGGCAACTCGTTTCGATCGAGTGACCTCGGAGTTATGAGCCCCGCGCGCTGCCTCTGCGCCATGCCGGTTTCGGTTGCTCTAGTGCCTTAATGCACCGGTGCGATGTGAAGAATTTATATTCCCCCTAAGAATTTTGATATTATCAAGTCCTGTTTATTTGAAGGGGAAACGCCACAGCGACAATCTTAGGATTCGAACTTGTTGGTGTTGGTGTTTATTCGAACTGAGGATTACCAACTCGGCTATGCGCCGTTGCTGTAATCGCTGCTTGGAGTTAAAGTGTTCAAATCCATATATAAAGACGTGTTATTGTAAAAAAAAATTAAATTTCTCAGTTGTTTCCGTAATTGCATGCTGCATATGCCTTTTCACGCGACATTTCGCGCGACGGAATGCCTCCGCGCACCCACCCGTCTGCCGCAACACCTTCAATCAAATTTGAAGGATTGGATACGGTAGAAGCAATGGACGGAATGAGCGGATAGTTCAAATAATTCGAATAACATTGTTCTGACAAAAGGTTCACGCTTCGTTTGTTAATTGTCATATCACCCTGAATCAACTTTGACTCCAACAACGGATTGCATTCGCCGCGTCCGAGATACGGCACAGTTACAAATGGTCGTTGATTCAACGTAATTCTGCATTTCGGATGTGTCATTTCACTTCCGTTCAATAGTTGAGAGTTGACATCAATGTTGCATCCGCCTGCACCAACTTGATGACCACCTTCATAAAAAATTCCCGGCTGACTGGTTGCAAACTCAATCGGTCTAGACATTGTGCAGTCGGATGCAAAAAAATTCTCCAACATGTAATTTCCCGAATTCAGATTTTGAACATTTCGTTGACTTAATCCACATGTATCGTTTCCGATGCGCGCCATATTATCAAAAACATAATCTTTAATTGTTGCCATGTTTTATATAAATGTTTGGATTGTTTGGATATGTGTTGTAAGGTATTTAATATTATATATATACATAATAATATAAAAATTTCATTCTAAACATAAAAATGAAAATAATTATAATAAAAATAATTATAATGAAAATAATTATAATGAAAATAATAAAATTTAATTAATCACACTACCTAAAACTGGATTAAATCTTTGACAGGCGAATTCGTTGCCTTCTTTACATGAAATCATAGAACCATAACAAAATTCCGCAAACCCTTTTTGATCATTTGGAATGGTAGTGCTTGGATTCGTATAAAAACTCCGCATGGAATCATCAAATTCATATTTATCTCCTAAATCTGCAAATAATTTTTTTCGTAATTTTTCAGCTTCTGTCATAGTTCTTGGTTCAAAATCTAAAACAGTTGCAACTTCTGTAGTGTGATTGATTTCTTTTTCAACCTTGGAATCATATGCCGGCGCAGCTTGGTTTCTCTCAGGATCGTATGCTATTTCTGGAAGTAGAACATTCATCATTGGATTAGTTACGGTTGGTGTCGTTAAATTCGGTTTTAAAACATTGTACATTTTTGAATTTACAAAACCCTCTTTTTTATTGCCATTATCATTATTAGTATTATTGCCATTACCATTATTATTACCGCCATCTTTTGCATCATACTCTTCTTGATGTTGCAACTTATACATCATAACAAAAACTGCCAACGTAATTGCTCCTGTGAAAATTATATTTACATTTTTTGTAATTAAAAATCCTAAAATACTTAGAAGAATAACAATTCTTGATATTGCATTCATCTTTTGTTCAGTCGACATGAGCGGAGCAGGCCATATATCCATTATTTCTTCTCTCTTAAACAATACCATTGGATCATTTATCCAAAATGGCGTAGACGACAATTGTTTTTCCATCGTTGGAACAGGTTTTGTTCCCGCATTTGAATTCGTGGTCGGTAACCCATTTTTCAAATTAGATGCAGATTGTAATGTTGTTGTTGCATTTGCATTTGCATTTGACATTATTCTTTTATTTATTTTTTAAAATATAAAATAGAATGATATGTTGTAATAATGATTATAATACCTGTATATAATATTATAATTATTATTTTTATACTGCAACTATTTAATTTAAATATTTATTAAATATAATTATAACTTCTTATAATTTAAATTAAATAAAAACATTCTTAAATATCTATTTCTTCTTCTTTTTTTTATTTGAATTCGATGGTCTTGGAGCTTCAATAGGCGTTCTCTCTACAACTTCACCCGTACTAAAAACTTGCATTTGTGTTTTCGCCGAATCCAAATTCACATTTGCTGCACTTTGAGTTGCCGCAGCAAGAGCAGCATCTCGTTGTTGTTGCTGCATTTTCAGTTTTTGTTGCATTCTCTCCTTCATTTGAGAAAGCTTCATATTTCGTTGCAAATGACTTTGCATGGCTCCAATATTGACTTTACTTTTTCCGCCCCCTCCCATTCCACCCATCATCCCGCCCATTCCCATTTTATTCAACATGTCTGCTAAATTGTTCATTCCCGGCATCCCTTTCATTTTACTCAACAAGTCACTTGCTTCCTGCATAAGTTCGCTTTCTTTAATTTCTCCTGACTTGAATTTTTGATCCAATTTCGAACCCACATTTTTTACAAGCGACATTAACTTGCCAGGATTTTTAAACATTTTTTGAAATACATTCTTAAAATCAACATTCTCTCCATTCTCTCCCCCAAAGTCCATTTCAAAATCTACATCTTTCGCTGTCTCTTCTGCAATCTCTTTTGCAAGTTTTCCAATCTTTCCATTTAAAATTTGAGAGATGTGATCATGAATGGATTCAGCATTTGCAGTTGGTTCTGTATTTCCATCTCCGTTTTTATTCATATTTTTAGCCCAGTCAAAAAAATTAAATTCTTCTTCTGATTTTGCATCACTTGCACTTTCTCCCGACTCAGAGTTAGCATTCGCATTTACTCCTTCACTTTGACTTTGACCTTGACTTTGACCTTGACCTTCAAACATATTGTACATTTGCTGAATGGTTTCTTCCAGCTTGTTTCGCAACTCGTCTTCATTAATCGCTTCGAACAAATTTGCGGCATCACCAAACGATTTTCGATCATCAACATTTGTTATAATTGTCATGAGTATGAGTTGCAAGTACTTCCAAATAGTTTCACGAGTTGTGTCAGTTATACCTTCCGTTTTCCACAAAACACTAAAATCAATATTCGGCAAAAAATACGTGTTTACATTCACATACTCACTCGCATTTTTATCAAATAATTTTTCATTTTTATACAGAATATCAAAAAATCTCTCGGGATACACTTTTGAACAATAATCATAAAGAATTTGAACAACTTTCTGTGCATCAGAATCGGAACTAGAAATGTTAATTCCATTTGAATCTAAAAATAAATCGAGCGTACTCTTATATTCAGGAAACGTGTTTGATATATCAGAGAGAAATTCGAAAATAACCTTTTTAAATTCGTCTGGTATTTGTTTTTTTGATGACATTTGCTTATTTTTATAAATAAAAAATACTATTTATAAAAATACTTGTAACGAATTATTTAAATGGTTGTAAATGATAATAATAAATGATAATAATATAATTGTTAGAATTAATATAATTAAATAAATAATAATAATCTTAATGAACCATAATGGTAATATGTGCATCAACCAATGATCAACCATAATATAATTTCGTTAAATTACACAAATTTTGAATATACTTCATTGACTTTTGTTGATTTTCCTCCGACATGCTTCTCACATATCCTCTTAAACGCTCGATAAAGTTGGAAATACTATCAGTCATAGTAACATCCACTGAATAATCTTTATTTATAAAAAAAGAAATGTCACCATTATCGATCGGTTCTTTATAAGGTGTGCGAATGTACATGTTCCAACCTTCCATTATTAATCTCGGATTTGTTTTTTTGAGCATAAATATTAGATTCTTCATGGTTATGACTTCGTCATCTTCGGGGAAAATGCTTTGAACATCTTCAATAAATTCTTCAAAATGTTTATTAAACCCTTTTACAATTATAGATCTATTAATATCTGTTGTTGCATCTTTTTGATTTTGATAACTCATTTCTTTTTTAAACTATCTTTAATTATTCTTGAAATATATGATAATATATGATAATATGATAATAATAACGTATACTATTTAAATTTATTTATTTTAAATATATTAGTTTAAAATAAATAAATTTAAGTATTGTTATTTTTATATCATCATTGTATAAAAATTTTCTTTATAATGTCTAATAATAAAGAAAATTTCAATAACATAAAAAGTGAAGAAAATAAAATAGTTATGTATAAAGCAGAACTAGATTTGACTTTACATAATAAATTACTACAAAACAGATATATATGCTCGAAATGCCCTGAAACAAGAATTAATTAAATTTAAATCATTTTTGATTGAATGGGTTTCTGCTAATAAACGATTACTACAAATTAATGAAAAAGAAATTGAAATCTTTTAAATAAATTTATAGTAGAATTGTATAAAAAATGTGGGTTTTATACCATCTCTAAATTATAATTTAACTATTATAAATATTCACTAATTATTTATCTATTTATTTATGACGATGCTGCTGCGCTAAACTGTTCCGTGTTCCAAGTATGTTTACAACTGCTGCACATGTAGACGAATTTTAAATTGGTATCATCATATCGAATGTATAAAACGGTGCACGGCTTGTCTAGTTCCGTGTTTGTTTCACATTCTACATTTGGACACTTCGTGGACTTGATTCGCGGAAGCGTTGGATCCAAATGCGTGTATTCATTCACCACATCCGCCAAATGAACATCGGAATGTTTAAAGTAAGTTTTCGACACAATAATTGTTGAATCGGTATTCTTTTCTTCGTTTCCACAATTTCTACATTTGTGAATGAGAATTTTCGTTGTGGCTTCTTCTTGACTAGTGCCTGGAGCATCTCCCATTGTAATGTAATACATGTTTCTACATACGCTGCAAAATTTCATTTCTTAAAGCGTTTATTTACTTGGCAATTGTAATTATACGTTATAAATAAAATGCGTTTAAATTCAATTTTATTAAAAATAATATTTTTTTGATTATTTTATTTTATTAATGTATAAAATAAAATAAAATAAAATAATCAAAAAATGACAAAAGCAGCAGAAAACCGCAGTTTTGATCAAATCGTTAAAGGAAATGTCACTATTAAAAAGTTAAGCAAATGTAGATACAGAATTACCTTTAGTAAAATTGGCAAGTTTCTTATATATCAAGTTTGGGATAAAGATAATGCAAATAATATCAATGATAAACGTGTTGTTGGTTATGTACGCGCAAAAGAATGGATTAAGGCATTCAAAAAATATAACGAACAGTTAGAAGAGAGTAATAAACCGTTATTCACTCCAACTACGATTATGGAAACAGCAGATGAAGATACTTATGCGTTTGTAATTCAGAAAGCTTATATTAATTCTCATGACCAAGTTGTTTTTACCGTCTCAACTAAAGAAATTTCACTTCAAAATAATACTTCTAAAAAATTAATACAAATCCCTTGTGGAAAATTCGATAATATGCGATTTGACATTGATGATGAATCTGATGGGGTTGGTATGTCGGGGCCAATTTTTAGTGGCTACAAAGAAGAATAAATAATGCGATTCGATATTGATTCTAAAGATGATTGGTGTTATTACATATTAGGAAGCACTTATTGCTACTCCACGCCAGAATTTGTTGTCGTTCAAAGATGATTATTCAAATTATTATTCAAATGATTAAAAAGCGGAATGAGTTCATCGTAGTTCACTTTGAATCCAAATAAATAGAGAGATGAATAAAAATACTCTGTATGTAAAACCTTTTCGCGATTGGCTTGTAGTCGCTGCATAATCGCATCTTTATTTTGAAGATAATGCGTCTTCATAATGGCATAAAAATGCTCGCTAAATTCTTGGCTCATCGCAGGTATAACTTTCTGTAAGTTTTCAATATTCGACACAAGATGATAAATCGAAAACGATAAATTTCGATACTCAATCAACGAGTGATAATTTTTAAAATCTTTACTGGTTCTAGTAATGCCAGGTTCATTCAAGATCGGTTCATTGTCCATTACAGAAATCAAGGTCAATAAAACTGATGAAATGGTTTGGCATCCGCTCCATTTCTCTCCGCGCCACGTGTTCAAAATATCAATACATACTTTTCCCGTTTTATAAAAGTTAGGATGAAAACGCGTAGTTCCGTCATTTGTGTAGTACTGCAACACGGGCGGCGAATGTGGATAATCTGGAGGAAATGTAAACTTGAAAAAATAATAACCGTTGCAATAGAGAGAATCTTTGGGACCAATAATGAGCGCCCAACCTTCCATCATATTGGTTTCACTATGTTTATAGTAAATACCTTGATCATGGAGCGGATTTTTTATAATTTGTTGTATATCTTTTAGCAAACGTTTTACGGCGTCTTTTGATATTGTTACTGGGACCGTTTCTTTTGAATTTTCATTTGTGATTTTGGTATTCATCGTTGGTGTTGTTGTGGTCACTGTTGATTGCACTGTTGATTTCACTGTCGACATATTTTATGAATTGTAAATAATTATAATTCATTATTAAATACCATTTATATTGTATTTGTATTTAATAAAATAGTAAATACAAATTATATAATTAAAAATATTACATTATAAATATATAATATTACATTATATATTTATAAATATTCTTAATGGAAATGTTGCCTAATCATTTAAGATCTCTCGCGTTTGATGATACAAGAGTCGTATACACATCATTCCTCGTATTAAGTTTGGGTTCATATTATATTTATAAAAAAATATTACCACTATTTTTGAGAGATCGCAAACAAGTGTGGAAAAAAATTCCGTTTATAAAAAAAAAGGTAGAAAATGAAATACAAAAAATGAAAGAAAAGAATGACGAAGATGACAAATCATATTACAATAAACTTATTGAAAAACTTCAGGCAAGTGGTGTAACAAAAGTAGACATTGGAAATATTAATACAATTCAAAATATGGGATATAATAAAGAAACGTTGATGACATATTTGCACACACTGAAGGATTTGGATACAATGCCAAAACTAATAAGCGGAACGATGTATGACGATCATGAAAATCAACACAAGGAAATTATGCAAACAGCTTACAATTTGTACGCTTATACAAATCCAATGCACATTGATTTATTTCACTCGGTGGTTTTCATGGAAAAAAATTTAATTGTCATGATAAGTAAGCTGTTAGGCAATGCGGAGCACCAATGCGGCTCAATAACAAATGGAGGCACGGAAAGTATATTTTTGGCATTAAAAACATATAGAGACATGAAATGTGCAAGTATGTCAAGTGGGTTATTTAAAAACACGCATCATGAAAATGTGCATAAAATAAATGTGGTTGCTCCAGATACGGTACATTGCAGTGTGGATAAATTGTGTCACTATTTAAATATACAACTAATTAAAATCAAATCAAATTACGAACATCGCGTTACCGTTTGTGATATTTTAAAAACGGTAAATGAATACACAGCATGCGTCGTACTTTCTGCACCATCGTACGGTTTTGGCATAATGGATGATGTCAAACATATTTCTCCAGCAATGAAAGAATTAGGTATACCGGTTCATGTTGATGCGTGTTTAGGTGGATTCGTTTGGATGTTTCAAGAAAGAGAACTGGCGTCGAAATATTCATTTTGCGTGGATGGTGTCACGAGCATTTCGGCATGTTTGCATAAATACGGATATTCACAAAAAGGCGTTTCTTGTATACTTTACCGAAATGAAAGCTATTTAAAGTATCAATATTTTGTAACAGCGGACTGGGATGGCGGCTTATACGTTTCTCCGACCATTTTAGGAAGTAGAAGCGGTGGGCTAGTTGCGCAAGCATGGACCGGGTTTTTGTCGCGCGGGTACAAAGAGTATCAAGAAAGCTCAAATAAAATCATTCAAGTTGCAAAGTATGCACATGAAAAATTACAACTTGTTAACGAGTGTCGTGTGCATCCTCTTGATTTGCACATTGTTTGTTTTGATGTAGGCAAAGATACATATAAATTGTACGACTATCTTATTACCAAAGGATTTCATTTGAACGCGCTTCAAAATCCAGCCGCAATTCATTTATGTGTTACAAAAACTCATGACGAACGCATAATGGATGCACTAGTTCAAGAAATTGAAACATTCATTCGATGTAAAGATGTGCTGCAATATAAAGAAGATTTAGCACCAATCTATGGAATGAAAGCATCCATCCCGGTTTATACAAACGAAATTTTAAATGAATGCATTTCTTCCTATTTGATAAATAAATATTCAACTTGAATTTGTCATAAACTTAAGAGTTATGACATAAAAAATATTAAATATAAATATTTATCATTAAATTATATTTAATATATATAATTATAACTACTGAGTATTTTTATAGTAAAAAAACTAAAAAAAAATAGTAAAAATAGTAAAAATAAAAATAGTAAAAATAAAAAATAGTAAAAAATAGTAAATGTCAGCAAGCAAACAACAAAATCTAATTGAAGAAATATACAAATGTAGTATATTGAGGCGACACGAAAGTGTAGCGGGTGGAGTTCCAAAATGTATTTTTGTTTTTTATGGGAAACCTGAAACTGCCGAAACTGATTTAGCGTCATCGGCGGAAATGTCATCAGAAGTTTTAACGCAACTTTATGATGCTTATATCGACGACGGGTCAAATTCAAAACTGTTTGAAGACATTTTTAGCAAAATGGAACTAAAAAATATTGCGACATATGACATTCAAGTATACATGATTCCTTTTAAATTATATTCAGATGATTCTATTGACGTCATCAAACGAAAAATTATATTGGCCATCAAGAGTGTTCCTCAGCTATCGGAGTATGCTGCATACGATGAAATGTATTTATTTTCCAAAACGCCTGTAACATTTGATTCTAATGAAGTGTATCATAAACTCACGGAAATGGAAATGACAAAAGATGAACACGAACACGATAAAACAATCGAATCGAATTTTCTGAAAACATATTTGATGGGATATAGTTCTTCGAGTGGAGAACTTGGTAGAGTTGACAACATTTTATCGACTTTAAAAATGTTAAATGGGAGAGAAATATTTAAAGACGTTCCGATTGGTCAGAGTATTCCTTCAAATATATTTGTAAACCCATTTTTGTTTGACACTGAAACTGGTAGTTTAGATTTTTCAAAAATAAAATCAAAACCGAGTCATTCAGATTTGCTTTTGAATACAAAGAATATTGTTCATAATACATTGTTCGCATGTTTTGCGAGAGATGTTATAGAATCAGATTCGGATCACGATAGAAGTGGCATAATTTTAAAAGCGTATTATCCATTATTGTTTGCAGACGGAATTCAAAATTTCGACCAACTAGATTCAGATTCGACAAAAACTAGGTTGCGAGAGAAAACGAATCAACTTATAGAGTCGATAGAATTTAAAACAAATATGAAACAAATAATGCTGTTTTATGATATTTTTGAACAATCTACGAAACCAAAAATCAAAAGTGAAGAAGCTGGAATTATTGAAGTGACGATTGAATTATTACCAGAGAGTGATTTTAATTTTCCGTTGGAACTACTTTTTAAATTATTTCATGCAACACAACAGTGTCAAATTATTAAATACAATCCTCAATTTCAGGATGCGATATTAAGAATGTATACTAGAAATCATACAAAAACAGGTAAAAAAATCCCATATTTTATTATACAACATGAGACGGAATCGAATAATGTATATGATGTTTTTATGAAAAATAAAAGGAAAGAACATCAAAACGCGAATACGCGTGTCAGTATTTATATTAGTTATGATAAATTAGAGAGACAACATGGTATAAGAAACAGCGAAAATATTGTTTTTATTTGCGATTTTGACGAACGCGGTCATATTTTTATTCATGCATCGTTTAAAAATGCGTATACAGAGGATGCAGTTGATGAAATGATTCGTGCCGCGGTTTCTCCACATATACGTTCAATCGTTGATTATCTACAGCAAAATGGATATAAAATGCGCGACTTTTATTCAATGTATGATGAAAATGTGGTAATACAAAATATGAAATATTTGCTGATATCTAAATTAAATAACACTGAACCGTTGGTATGGACGCGTTTTTATGGATGCATGTCCAGCGTAATGAAAGTGATTGAAAATAATTGGAATTCTGATGAAAAAGGTGTCAATATGCAATATATACGCGTTCCAAAATTTGACGAATCGATTTTGCGAGTGGGTTATATTGAAATGCTTTATAATCTTGGATTTCGAGAAAAGAGAAAAGTTGTTGATTTGCTTGTTTCAAATTTACTCGTTTCTAAAAAAATTGCTGAGCAAAGTTATGAAGAGTTTAAAACAAATTTTGAAGGAAAATACAGTAAAGTGTTGCAAAAAAAACAAATGCCGAAAAAAATATATGTTAGAAAATTGCCCGGATTCAAAGTACATATGATGAAAAGTTTAGGTGATAAAAATAATAAAATAACAATAAAAATATCCGGAATTAATAACATATATACTCTAAATCCGATCCGAATTTATCTTGATTCTCTCCTTCATATTTTTGGAAATGATGAAAAATATTTACCCGTTCAGCTTGTAAAACAATTGTGCGATATAACAACGCCTACAGCGAAACCTTCTATTTCAATAAAAAAGTCGGCAGCAATTGAAGATGCCAAAATATTAGAGGCAGCGACCAAAGCAGCAGCAGAACAAGCAGCAGCAGAACAAGCAGCAGCAGAACAAGCAGCAGCGACCAAAGCAGCAGCAGAACAAGCAATATTGCCAGAAAAAGAAGAAGAAGAAATTGGAAGCTTTGAGTTATTAGAACCGCCAAAAGTAGAAGAGCAAAAACAAGAAGAAGTGCAAAAAGAAGAGGAAGAAGAGGAGGAAGAAATTGGAGATTTTGGGTTACTAGGCGGCGCCGAATCAGACGAAGAATACGAAAAAGACAACGTTTCCAATTTGATTGGAGGAGCATTTGAATCCAATCCAGTATATAAGAGGTTGAAAAATATGGAACCATCACTATTTAAAGAAACGGCTGGATATGCTACAAAATGTGGATGGAGTGCAAGACGACAACCCGTCATTTTAACCAAAGAGGAACTGGATAAAATCAATACATATGATGAAGATATCGGACAACCGTCGTATTATGGCATTCCTTTAGAATACAGTAGTCAAGATGAAGAAGGCGGTGACAGCCACGGCAATGAAAAAAATACACACTACTACATTTGTCCGAGATACTGGAATGTGCCAGAAGAGAGATCGGTGTCTCAAAAAGAAATCGACGATAAAAAACTTCACGCACATATTGTCACAAAAGAAGAAGATTACAATCCGAATAACAAGGAAAAATACATTATTGATTTAACTTCTCCACTCGAACATTTTAAAACAGGAAAGTATACGCCATATTTACCAGGGTTTTTAAAAACTCTTAAAACCAAATCTGGTAAATGTTTGCCTTGCTGTTTTACAGGAGTAAAAGATAAAGACAGTGATGATTTTAAAGATTACCGCGTTTTTGAAAAGGAACAAGAAGTTATAAACCAATGTAAAAAAGGAAAAGGATCAGAAAAACAAACAAAACAAGAAAAACAAACGACAAAACAACCAACGCAAAAAATTGCAACAATAACAAAAGATATTTCAAGTGCTGCACAAGAACATCAGCAAATTGAAGCTGAGGCGGAAGTAAAAATAGAAGAAAAAGAACGACAAGAAGAACCAATGAAAGAAAAGAAAAAAAAATCAAAAACAAATGTATACGTTTCAAAACCCGATTCCGCATTCCCTCTTCAACAAAATAATCTCGGATTTTTGCCGCTTTCTCTCCAACTTTTCTTGTTTGAAGATGAAAATTATAGTAAGAAATGTAAATCGACAAAGGGAGACATGTTGGTCGAAAATGAAAAATGCGTATTGCGCATGGGTGTTCTCGAAAACAAAGATTCAAATTATAATCAATGTTTTATTTCTTGCATTACAAACATCTATAATTCACTCACAAATAGTTCATTAACGGCCAGCGATTTCAAACATCGCATTTTCATTCCCAATCTTTCTCTCGACCGATTTGTTTCTTATCAGAACGGAACTCTCGTTCAAACGTTTAAAAAGTTCGAATACGTTGATGCGGACCATTTGCTCAAATATCGAGACACACCTTTATTCAAAAAAATATTTGGATCCTCGCCTGAAGGTGTGAATTTTGAAGACGACGAAGACAATAAAATTGTTTTCTTTAAAACCCTCGTCATGTCATACGAAAACTTTATAAATTATTTATCTAATGATAACGTTGTTATTGATTACACATATTTATGGGACTATGTTATGGACTCGGTGTTGTGGTCCAGTTTCGTCGAAAAAGAAGAAAAACGCCAGCTGCCGATAAGCAAATATGGAGTCAATTTAATTATTTTAGAACTATCCGATAAAAAAGAAGAAGTCGACATTTTATGTCCCACCAATCATTACTCCAGCTCATCGTTCGACTCGAATAAAAAAAATATAATCATTGTAAAATATGAAGGTTATTACGAACCGCTTTACACGTATTTATATACATCAAAACGCGACATTGTAAGCACCGTTTTATTTTCGTCTGTGAATTTTCCAACTATCGACCCATCTCTCAAAGGCGCTCTTACAAAAATACAAACATTTTTTCAATCCACATGCAAACCGAGTCAACTTATAAAATCAATTGTTCAAAATAAATCGTTTGATCAAATCGTTCAAATTCTGAAAAATAAAGAAACATCTCAAACTCAATTTCGTGAAATAAAACAAATTGTTGATTTTTCAGCGAAAGTTATTGGTATGCAGATCACATACAGTGTTACACGGAACGAACAAACTCGACAACTTCTTGGAAACATTCTTTGTAATCCTTCCGGTATAAGCCCCGATTCTAAGTATGAATTACTCTTTGTAAACCAGGTTCCAACAATTTGGAAAACGTATGGACATACCAAAGATTTTACAGCTCTCATTCAAAAAAAATCGAATGGCGAGATACCATGCGCACTCAAATTAAAAGTTGTCGAAAATGAACGCGTCGTCGGTTTTATGACAGAAACCAACCAGTTTATGCCAATTAGTGAACCCATCCCGCTGAAAGATGACGACGAATTAAAACATGTTGAACTCGGAAATAGTGTAAACATTGACGCGTCCATTCTTCCGCAAATAAGTAGAAGCGGATTCGTTTTTAAGAAAGATGAAGAGAGAACAAATGATGTTGAAAAAATACGTCTCGAAACGAATTTTTATAATGCTTTTCGCAACATTATTCGCATTCATTTGAATCGTTTTGAAATGATGGAAACGCGAAATGCAATTGAAATACTCTTTCATAGTCGTGGTCGTGGGTCTTTGCCTGCTGCATCTACATCTTCGTCTTCCGAAGAACAACGTTTCAACATAGATCGGCAGTATAAATTGTATCTAAAAAAACTTGAACAAATGAAAAAACTGCTGAAAATGCTGGGACAGCGCAGCATCCAATTTGTCGAAATGAGTCCATCTGTTCTGAAAAACATTTATGAAGAGAAATCTGCACTGAGTTGTGTTACCGAACGCAGCTCGTCATGTAAAAAATACGCATACTGTTTTTCTATTGACTCTGCTGCGTCGGATGGAGAAGAATGTGGACTCTATATTCCAAAACTCAACTTGGTTGATGGTTCAGATAACGAAAATAATTATTACGTTCGACTCGCCGACGAATTGCTTCGTTATAACCGTATACGCGCATTCATGTTGTATCCAAACAAATATTTGACATTCGATTCCATCAGCTACAATTTGAAAGAAAATGAAATGCTGCTATTGGATGCCGACTTGGCAAGTTACATTTCTGAAAATAAACGCGCAGTTGCGTCCAATGATTACATTGAATACAAGAGTTATTATACAACCGAAGGCGAAGAGTTCATCGATGATGAAGACAGTGATAATGAAGAGGGTACTGAATACGTGGACTAATTTTTATAAGTTTAAAGTTTAAATAACCTAAAAAATAAAATAAAAATATTAAAAGTATTTTATTTTTTTTCCATCATTTTTTATGGATGGATTTAATTCAACGAATCAAACAATTAGAATCCCATATCGTAATCCTCATCAACCGAACCAAGATTCGATCCTTGTACTTTATCCAGCGTACTTTGTATCGTCAACTTGTTCTTGCTACACGGGTTCAACGGATCTTCCGCCGCAATCTTATCCATAAACCCTTGTAATAACGCCTCTTTCTCTTCTTCCACCGTTTTATCCGCTGTAGCAATCTGTCCCATCTTCATCATTTGGCTCATATCCAGCATCACCTTGAATGCGCTCGTTCCAAAATAGCCCTCTTGACCACACATGACATTCGCAGACACCCCACGCATCTCGTCCAGTTCCGCATGTCGCGCCGCTTTCAAAAACATCTCCGGCGTCTCCTCAAACGACGCCTTCGCAATCGGTCCAATGTCATCATTGTTAATCCCATGTCGGAATATCGAAACCATTTCCGATTTGCACGTCATGCGGTCGCATAACAAACTAATATGATGGTGATTAATATACGTCGTATCAAACGCTTCATACAACTCGTTAAACAGCGCCTGTCGCGCAGCTTCAATCCCGAGAACCCGGTTAATCTCCTGAATGTCGTTACTAATCGTTCGCGTCGCGTCAATATTCTGCAGCGATAAAATCTCCATGAAATTCGACCCCACCGCATCTAGCACCCACGTCTCCTTCTTTCGATACGTGTTGTTCTCCTTGGCAACCAAATCCACCACTTTTCGAGCCAGCACCGTTTTTATGCCTTTAATCCCCCTCAAAATAATATTCTTCATCAGCGCATCCTGAAACGTCTTCAGCTGGTAAATCTTATCCGTCTGGTCCAGCGTCTTCGGATCTTTTTCCTTCTTCTGAAAATCCAGCCGAATTCGAAACACCAAATTGTCGCTATTATAATCCGAATAAATACACGACACCTCACTCTTGTCATTCTTTGAATACACCGCTTTAATCGCAAAATGTACGTCATCCATCGTAACCCGTTTCTCATACATGGATTCACGATCCATCTCCATTCGCAAAATCCATTTCGACCGCTCCCGCTCACATTCCGTCTCGTCCTCGCCCCCAACCTCCTTCAACATCCGCTGAAACTCCGCGTATTGCGCCAAAATCAACCGGTCCGCAGTAATCTTTGTCTCATTCGGACTATCGCTTGGGTCAAAACAAATCTCCACGCTCTTCACAATATCCTCCAATCGCGTCAACTCGATAAACGGTATCATGTCCGCAGCCGCATCCTTGTTCGACTCATCATTCGGGTTCAAATAAATAGTGGTCGAAGGATTCTTCGTATTCTCTGACAACGACAGCAGCTCCTCAATTCGCGGAAGACCACGAGTAACTTGTGACTTAGATGCGTCGCCCGATAAGTGAAAAGTGTCGAACTGGCAACTTCCATTTAACAGGGCAAACGTTCTAGTTGATTCTACTGTTAGGTCATAGACCCATTCTGTCGGATTCGGTATTTCTTCAATGGTTACAATTTTATCAAATCGAATATCTTTGAACGGTGCATCCACCTTAAAAATGTCAACGAGTTTTCTACGATTAACATTATAATAAATATTTTTATTATGTTTATACTTTGGGATAATATCTTTTAATTCACTTGATATTTCCAATGGTCGCATTTTAAATTCATCGAGTCGTTCTTGTTTATGGGGAATTAACATTTGAATTTCATTTGCGAATATTTTTGTACCATCGGATTTGATAGTCAGTGTGTATCCTTGCAAAATATTTTTAGAACCGATATTATTAGTTTGTTGAAGCTTATTTGTTTTAATTTTCGTATATATTCCAAACCAGTAACACAGAATCGACTGAATATTTTCTAATAAAGTTCTTGATACACTGTATGCAGTTATTAAACAAGATAATTTATTGACTGAGCCATCTCCCGCAAAGTATGCACTGATTAGACCCCTCATAAATTCTTTGTTGCTGTTAAACAGGAGATAATTCACGCATTTATTTGGCGATCCCTTTCCGCACAAAATATTCAGAATGTCGGTTAAAACGATGGAATAGATTCTCAGATCGGACGATGTCCACCCTTCAGCATTTTTATTATTGTGAATGTAAAACTTGGTTGTAATCTTCCATTTTTCCATCAAACGTTCAATCGGTGCAAAGAATTCGCGACAATTATTGGCAATTGAAATTTGCGTTGGCGTCGTGCACCCTTCCGCGCAATATGCTCCAATCAAATACCCGAAATCGAAATCAAGCGGAATATGTTCGGGAATTTCACCACCACCAATGAACCGCTTTTTCGGGTAAACGATTCCGCTAATAAATGTTTGGCGCGCAGATGCAACTTTACCGGTTTTCTTGTCAATATGCGGTTCTGTCTTCATCGCTTCCAAGAATGCGTCGCTTCTATTATACGGAACTGTAAAATCGATATTTGCATGTTTGGACCACCAATACCTTTCTCCAGCAGAATACGAAAGCGCTTTATGCATTTCACTTCCAAATGCGTATTCCGATTTTTTAAGAATGGTAGACAAATCGAAATCGCGCACGCTTTCCGGCATTTCAAATGCGCGAATATTCACAGGAAGATAATCGCCAACTTTGAGTTCCGAACCGTTGGTCGCCACCAATTTATTATTATCATCAATTGTCAAGAACGACTTGGCCTTTGTAGCAATCACTGACCGACCATCTTTGGTCGTCACACGCAGCACCGTATTCGTTCCATCCAAATTCACAACCGGATGGCGTGTAAGCGCCTCTACACGCTTCCAGCTCGTGTTTCCGTCTTCATCAACCGATGGAACATACACTTCCTCGTCATCATTCACATATACCAATTTTGTATTATTCGGATGATCCTCGCTTTTAGCCGCTTTGGGAATATAATTATCAATATACTCGCCAATCTTGACAACTTGAATGGCATTATTTACGCGCAGTAATAGCTCGGTGTCATATGCCACACTATTCAGGGTAAGCTGTGTTGTCGGTTCACCAATACTCTGAGCAGCAATCATGCCAACCATTTCGCCCGGCGCCACAATTGCGCGCTTGTACATGAGAACCATCATTTCCGCCAATGCTATGAGTGCCTTGCGATTGAATCGTTTGACCATGAGCAAATCGCGCGGAGTGAGCGAATAATAATACATGACCTTGAACAGTTCGGTGGGCGGAGCATATTCAAGTTGCTCGAATCGCGCATACGTTTCTTCCAGAATAATAAACGTTTCCAAAGGAGTCAAATCCACTTCTGAATTCTTGTTGATTTTTTGCATGCCTGCTACGTTCGCGACAATGTGTGAAAAGGACAGCGGCAAATATGCGTCGGTCGTATTCTTGTTTTTAAATACTTTGACAACAATATCTTCGCGCGTTTTCATGAGAAACTCGGTATATTTTTTGGATTTTTCATCGCAAAGTTTCTGCTGCTTCTTCATACGACTGAACGCGGCTTTTGAAAAGATGGCTTTGAGTTCGCTGTTGGTCTCAGAGTCGCCGCTGACCGGAACGTAAAAGTGCGCATACATTTCGTCGGGCGTCATTCCAATGAAATTCATATTCAAGTGTTCGATTTTCACTGTATCAATACCGTCCTCGCCATAACTGAACTGAACAATTCGATTCTTATTGTTTCGAACCGTCATGTCATATTCCACCTTAATGTCCTCCATACCCTTGATCAAGCGGCGCTGAATATATCCTGTTTGCGAGGTGTCGCGCACTTGAAGTCCGTTTGCTAAACCAAAGTTCAATGTTTTAGGAATTGTCAAATCGTACATCTTTGGATGATTTGCCGGATCGACATGTTCAATTGAAATAATTTCATCAAGAATAGCGTCATTGATGGTAGTCGCTTCGTATAAAGTTGTCCATACAATAGATTTCATTTTGTTAATTTTCTCAGGATGAGTAAGTGTAATTTGTTCGGCAAATTGATGACCATTTTTTCCGCTTATAGTGAGAAGAGTGTACCAACCGGCTCCACTCTTTTCAATCGTAATGGTTGCATGCACATTCAAACGAGAACATAAAAATGCGACATCTTCGATCAAACGATGATTCGTAGAAGTAAGTTCAATCGCGGTATCAGAAATAAAACCATGGTTTGAAAAGTATGCGGTCAGCATTCCCTTCACATAATCTTTAGTTGCAATATATGCCTCATTCGGTATTTTTTTTTCAATTCCATTTCCATCTCTCAATCCATTTTCAAAATCGAGACAATTAGTTCCGTTATTATTTCCACCAGAATACTCGCAAATGTTCTTCGCAACCGGAACAAAGTCGCCAACCTTGACATCTTCTGTGTATTCTTCACGAAACTGATTTAGTTCTGCATTCCAAATGAGAAGTGACTTGTTTGCAGTTACAGTTACATAACGACCCGCCTTTGTTGTAATCTTAAATAATTTTTCACCAGGATCATGTCGTGTTACTGCCGTGATGCTTTCCCATGATACGTGTCCTTCATAATCCATTGTTACAATTTTAACCGGGTGTGTTAATTCAAGATATTCCATGTTTTGTTCTTCCATATGTTGAACTCTTGTCATGTTCAAATCCTGGTCAATGTGCCTATCAATCCATTCGCCGATTTTAACATATTTTGAAACGTCATTTTCAACAATAATTATCGGTGTTTCCCACGTAACCGATTTAACGGCCGTATCAATCAAACCAACACGACCACCCATTGCGTGAAAGAATACTTCCGACGGCGTTAGACCGGCAATAAACGAATTCTCAACGAAACCACGCGCGCCAGGGCTGTCATCATATTTCGAGTAATGCGGCAAAGTGCGGCTGTCAAATCCATACGGCACACGCTTACCGTCGATGGTCTGCTGACCCACCAAACAAATCATTTGGGCAATATTCACCTTACTACCCTTTGAACCGGCATTCACCATTGTAATAAAGCGGTTGGTCTTGCTCAAACTCTTGAGACCAATATCACCCGCTTCACCGTTTGCCTTGTTCAGAATATTCGTAACTTGCAATTCAAATTCTTCTTCATTTGTGCGCCCGGATTTGTTTTCAAACGTTCCAATATGAATGTTGTCAATGATGGTCTTCACTTCCAGCTTCTTGGTTTTAATCGAGTCGACGATTTTCTCACTCGTCTTCTTATCTGAAATCAAGTCGCTGATTCCAACACTGTATGCCGACGTTTTCATGTATTCCGTAATAATGTTCTGCAGGTCGTCAATGAAGCTCGCCGATGCAAAGTTTCCAAAATCGTTGCAAATGCGCTGAATCATGCCGCTTGTACTTGATGCCAAAACACCGCTGTCAATATGTCCGCGCAAAATTTCTCCATCTTGAATTTCGAGCACGTTGTTCGACGTGGCATAGTCGTCGCTTCCTCCGAATTGTTTGGTTTTATATTTCATGCTGAGTGGCGGCAAAATCTGCGACAAGATTTGAAAATTCGTGATTTTCTTCTTCGGATCACCGAATAGCGCCGGATTAACATTCTTGTATCCCATGAGCAAATTCATTGCCATGCGCGCATCAAACCCGGGAAGTCCGCCGCGTGTAAACTGGTACACTCCAAGCAGCGAGTCCTGGAAAATACCGATGATCGAATTATTCTTTGCAGGACTAATAATCTGATACGGAACGGCAGCAAGTCCTTTGAGTTCGGCTTCCGCTTCATCGTCTTGTGGCATGTGCAAGTTCATTTCATCACCATCAAAATCGGCATTGTATGGTTTCGTGTCGCCGATATTCATGCGAAATGTGTCGCCCTGCTGCATTACGCGGACAATGTGACACATCATACTCATCCTGTGAAGCGTGGGTTGACGGTTAAACAGAATGCCGTCGCCGTCCATCATGTGACGATGCACCACGTCGCCATTCTCAAGAACAATGGTGCTTCGGTCCATGTATCTGAGCGAGATGTCGCCACCCGTTTTCTTTTCCAAAATGTTCGCGCCAGGGTAAATATCAGGACCATTTCGAACCAGTTGCTGCAGAAAGTCGCGATTCCGATTATTTACGACGACCGGTTTAGTGATATTCATTGCAATCTTTTTAGGGACTCCGAGTTCGCGAATTGACAGGTTTGGGTCGGGCGTAATAACAGACCTGGCGGAAAAATCCACACGTTTTCCCATAAGATTGCCTCTGACGCGTCCCATTTTTCCATTCAAGCGCTCCTTGATCGATTTTAAAGGACGACCAGAGCGCTGTGCAACGGGAGCACACGACGGAATGTTATTATCCACTTGGGTAGCGATGTAGTATTGCAGTAAACTTTGCCAGTCATCGATAATTGTAGAATTCACAGACGGTTCATTCATTTTTTCGAGAAGCGTCTTATTTGCCTTGATAATATTCACAATGGTGTGGCTGATATCATCTTCGCTGCGCTGGTTTCCATCCATTTTAATCGAAGGGCGAACCGCAGGCGGAGGAATTGCGAGCACTTGGCAAATAAACCAGTCCGGTCTTGAAAATTTCGGACTGAATCCCATGAATGCAACATCTTCGTCTGATATTCTTTTAAATATTTTAAGAACGACCTCGGGAGTCATTTTCATATTCAGTTTTTCTTTACCGCCGGATTCGCTAGTACCTTCATCGGCTTCACCATCCCATTCCGCATAAAGTGTGGCCAAATTTTCTTTTTTGATTTTTTTGGGAACAAGACAACCGCAACCATCTTGTGTGTCGTCGCCACATCGCTTAACTTTAGTTGCCAACTGATGAACATGACTCCATCTCTCGTCGGGTTTCATATCCATGCATTCTTTATTTGCTTCTTTGCTAATCAAGAGTTTGCTGCATTTTACGCAAACACATTTCAGAATTTTCATAATCGAAGGAAGATACTGATAATAAAACACAGGTTTTGCCAATTCAATGTGTCCAAAATAACCAGGAGTTTTGATGTAGTCCAGACCATCTGTCGGACACTTGAGTCCGGGTTCAAGCACGCCTAACCGCGGATCAAACATACCACCGATCACTGGGATGTTATTTGAATATGTATCTCGACTCGTTATTTCTGCAACTGAACATTTTCTTATTTCTTCAGGAGACAAAACGCTAAACTGAATACCTACAATCTTTGATGCAGTTTTCCTCGTCCAATTCGGTTGTTGTGTCATTTCGGCTGCAAGAGCTAACTATTATTTATTATATTTATATATCTATATTGTTTTATTTCAATTTTATAAATAAATGTTTTTATAGAATTGAAAATATGAAAATATGAAAAATAAAAAAAATATGAATTGTTATGATATTTTCAGATTTTTCATTTTTTCATTTTTCATTTTTTCATTTTTCATTTTTTTCATTTTTTCATTTTTTTATTTTTTCTTGAGAAATATATTATTTATAAAATTGAAATAAAAACATGTATGCATGTAAATGTAGTATAGAGACGAAGAAAAAATACAAACAATGCCACATAATCAGCAGCAACAAAAAAATCGAAAATCAAGTATGACACCCTCCTCAAAAAACGAAAAGCCAAATCTTCAATATAGACATTCAAGAAATGATGATGGAAGCGATACTGGAGGCGACAATAGTGAAGAAGAATTTGACAAGGTAGAGTATGCTAAACTTCTCGCAGAGTTGTTTCCTTCAAAATATTCTACAACCAAGGCGAAAACATTAGAAAAACAAAACGAATCAATAAAAAACAAACAAATTGTTGATTCATCGTCATCACAAGAAGAAGAAGAAGAAGAAAAACAGTATCCAAGAAGGAGTGCGCGACTGCAAAAGAGTCAACAAAAAACAGAAAGGTCGGGAAAAACAGAAAAGCAAAGTGTTGAAAAAAAAGATGCAATCGAAAAAAAAAATGTAAATACGAAGTTCATAAAAAAAGAAGAATCCTTTCATCAGATTAAAAAACAAAAATATAATGAAGATGGTGAATTGAAAGAAGGAGAACAATCTGGGAAATACAATATTGTCATTAATCTTCAAGAGCCACCGTTTGATTATTTCTCAGATCGATATGATGATGAGAATGGAGATTCAGCTTTGGATGATTCGGTTTTCGACGACGAATCCGTCTCATCTGATCAAGGCGAATCGAGTGGTAGTGATGAAACTTACAGAGATGGCGATGATGACAGTGAAGTTGGCGGAAGCGGGAATGAAACTGAAAGCAGTTACAGCGAAGATGAAGACGAGGATGACAATAATGAAGAAGAAGAAGAAGTTGTTACAACTCGAGGTTTTCGAAAGAATTCTTCTTCTTCAAATGCACAAGCGACCAAAAAGGGAGTAGGAACAGGAACAGGAGCAGGAGACGATAATATTAATTTTACAATCAATGGAAAGTCGATTTTTGGCGAAGAAAAAGACAAAGTGAATTATAAAAAGGATAAAAATAGTAGTAATAAGCACGATACTAGTCGAAATGAAGATGATGATGATCGTGATCTGGGGAGTGAAGACGAGGCAACAATTCGAACCATCAAAGCACAAATGGAAGCAATTCTTGTATTAGACAAAAATAATAAGATTGCAAGAAACACGCTCGAGCAAATGATTGAAAAAGAGGAAAGAATCAAGAAGTTGCGAAAGAAGAAGAATGTGAAACAAACGAGAAGCAATACAAGAAAATTTGGACGTTTGCTACAAAAAAAAAACTCGGCAAATGATCTCAAGTATTTCAAAAAGTACTTGACACATGAACAACAGGCGGAAGTGTTGAAGGAATTGGGCGAGCTTAATAAAATCATGTTGGTTGACAAACCATACCGTTTGACTTTGCTGGAATCCAAAATTCCTCAACAATACAAAGCAATCGCATTAAAACGCATTCAGAATTTGCGCTACATGGACACATGTTCCGGAGAATACTTCAAGGTAAAAAATTGGGTCGACACTTTCATGACAATTCCGTTTGGAGTTCACAAGACGTTGCCAATTACCATGGATGCTGGCGTGGAACAGTGCCACACTTTCATGGAAGGGGCAAAAGACATTCTGGATTCGGCGGTATATGGGCTCAATGATGCCAAAATGCAGATTATGCAAATGGTGGGTCAGTGGATTTCAAACCCATCGGCCCTTGGTTCAGCAATTGCAATCAAGGGTCCTCCGGGAACCGGCAAGACAACACTTGTTAAGGAGGGAATTAGCAAGATTTTGGGACGGGATTTCGCATTTATTGCGCTGGGTGGTGCAACAGACAGCAGCTTTTTGGAAGGACATTCATACACGTATGAGGGCAGCACATGGGGTAAAATCGTGGAGATTTTGATTCGCTGCAAGTCGATGAATCCAGTGATCTTCTTTGATGAGTTGGACAAGTTGAGCGATACCCCCAAGGGCGAAGAAATTACGGGGATTTTGACGCATTTGACAGACACGTCTCAAAACAGTCAGTTTCACGACAAGTTCTTTTCGGAGATTGCATTCGATTTAAGCAAGTGTCTCTTCATTTTCAGCTATAATGACGAATCAAAGGTAAATCCAATTCTTCTTGACAGGATGTATCGCATTCATACCAACGGGTATGGGAAAAAGGACAAGACGCATATTGCGCAAAAGTATTTGATTCCGAAAATTCAGTCAGAGGTGGCGTTCAAGCCGGAGCAAATTATCATCCCCGACGAAACGATCGAATACATTGTGGAGCATCACACGAACAAGGAGGATGGAGTACGTAATTTGAAGCGCTGTTTGGAAATTATCTTTACCAAGTTGAATTTGTATCGCTTGATGAAACCGGGAAGCAAATTGTTTGACAAGGATTCCAGTTCTATCGAGGTTGCTTTTCCATTCACGGTGACGAGCAGCGTTGTCGATATGATGATTAAAAAAGCGGAGACAAACAGCGCTCCCATGTTCATGTACACGTAAAGTCGTAAAATAATGTAATGTGTACATGAATATCTGAAATTGTGTGTATGATAAATTATAACTGAAAAATAATAAAATAATAATTTTTTAATAATTTATTATTTTTTATTAAGTTTTCTAACAATTATTTGTTGAAGTACAGCTCTCGCTATAAGCGATTCCCCATTTGATCGATTTTGCATTCTTGGCAACTTGCGTCCCATTCGGATTTGGAGTGGTTCGCAAAACGGATTTCCCTTTCAAACGAGCTAAATAACGATCATAGGAACCGTGTTTCATATCGACGCCTTTACTTCCGCCGGCAGACATGCTTCCCGGGCGGAGTCGCGTCAAAGATGAGCGCGTCGAATTGCCGTGTGATGGAACATTGGATCGCGTTACACCAGGAACGGCGCGGTCGCTCATTTGATTCCAATTTACAAATGCAAACTGGCTTTGAGGGGGCGTGTAGACATTCAGTGCAGATTTATTCATGATGTATTCTGATGATGGTACTCGCACTGTATTTTCAATTCGTTTTACATTGTATTTATCATTTTGGTTGCTAAAATGCGATCCGGTATATGTTGAAAAGCTAGGAAAAGCTCCACACGCTCTGCATCCAACCGGTTTTGTTGTCGACATTTATTTTAATTTATTTTTATTGTGGTGTATAATGTGGTGTATATATTAATATGTATATTAATGTTATAATAAAAAAAATATAATTTTATTATAATCTTAATCTATCTTTATGTGATTTAAATAATCTCTCTTATCTCTCTAAATATCATTCCCAAAATATAAATTTTTTACTTTAAAACTCGGTAGGTCCAAGCGTTCGATTTCCGCCTCGCTGGTTAATATAGTTCACTTGATCCTGGCTCAAACAAGCGCAACCCATGCTGTCAGAATATGTAGACGGACAGCATTCTGGCTTGAATTTATTGTCGGCAAAAAAGAACAGCTCGCCTTCAGGCAAAGGAACCGGAGTTCCAACATTGTCCTTATATGTGTTCAGGCGATTCTTGTTACCCATTCCGGATGCATACCGTTTGGCAGTTTGAACCCAACCCATTGTGTATGAGTCATCAATATTCAATTCATTGTTGCTTAAATTTACAAACCCTTCTTTTTTATCACCACCCTTGGTTTTTTTACCGTTCATATCATTGGGAGTCATTCCCTCTAAAACACTGTATTGAAAACAGTCACAAAACATGAACAACCCTGCAAGCATGCCAATAATAATGCAAGCAACTACAACTTCGAGTCGCGCTTCATATCCAAAAAGTTTAAGTTCCATTTATAAAATAATATTATAGAAATATTCTTGAATTTATTTATACATTTAGAAAAGATAAAAATAATTAAAATTATTGAATTGTTTATTTCAGTTTGCGATTATTTATTTTCAAACTGAAATAAAAAGTTATTTTTTCCTAAATAATCGTAATCCCATGTCATCCCTACCTTTTTATACCTTTTTATCCATGTGGAACACCAGGTATACCTCGCGATGCGTGCACATTCAGAATGTTATTCGAGAATCCAATCAAATAGCCCATCGGAACAGATATTGCAAGAAAAAATACAATTCCGGCTGCTGCTAAAATATCTCCGACGATCGGTATAAAAAATAACAATATAATTGCTGCCGCCATGGCAACCAAAATAATAATTACAATTTCAAGAATGGATCCAATTAAGCTTTTAATAGACAAGTATACACCGAACAATGTGTACATGACAGCAGTAACTACTCCATTCGATTTTCCAAGCATAGATTTTGCTGTAATGATGGTTTCGGCTAGCGGCGTCATAATATTGAGAATGCGAGTCATAATATCAGATGTAATATCGGCCACCGAATTTCGTATTTTATTTACCAGTTCGCGCATATTATTTATGATGCTCATAATCTCGCCAACGGTTGCAGCTACAATACTTATCGTGTAATGCACGGGTATTAGCGCAATGTCAGTAATATCAGTTAAAATACTTTGGGTACATTCTGCAAAATTTTTTTCAGCATATTCAAACTTCGACATATTGGCGGGCGCGTTGATTATTCCGGCAAACGGCATAATGTTCGGTTTACATTTTTGATTGTTCCAATCTGCTCGTATTTGTTCCATATTTATTTTAATATGAATGTACGTAATAACAAGTATGAACGAAAAGCATATAATGATCGCAAAAAAAACATACTCGCCGTATCGTTCTAAATATGTTTGATTTTCATAAATGTCCGATATTTTATCAATCATATTGTGTGGAAATGGATTATTCATAATAATTTTTAAGATATTTTAATTTTTTTAGTTTAAAAAATAGATGGCTAATATTAGTAAATATTAAAATACGTGAAATATAATTTTATTTTCATTCATATTATTTGTTATAATATTTATTATAAATGGATTTTATAATAAATATAAAAACACATCATTTATAATGTTATGTTAGAATAATAAAAATAAAAAAATGATTCTCTTGAGCTTTGATGTTGGAATAAAAAATCTTGCATATTGTCTATTTTCGATTACGGATTACAGTGCAAATGAAAGTGAGAATGAAAATGAGAATGATAAAAAAAAATTTATAGAAATCATAAAATGGAATATTATTGATTTATCATGCGATCAAGTGGAAGAAGCAGAAACATTACTAAAAGTTTTAAAACAGTGTTGCAAATGTAAAAAAACAGCAACGTATTGCACACATTCAAACACCATGTTGCCAGAAGATGCAACGAAGTTCTGCAAAAAACATGCCGAAGAAGCGCAACTTCCGATACATCCAAAACTTTTAAAATCCAATTCGAAGAGCGGACATGCACCATACATTGTTCCACTTTCTGCAATCAATAAAAAAGTATCATGTAATAAAATTAATATTGTCGATCTCGGTAAAAATATAAAGTGTCATTTGGATTTCATTTTTGCAGAACACATGGATAAAATCGACGCAATTCTCATTGAAAATCAAATTGGAAATTTGGCGGGAAGAATGAATGTATTACAAGGAATGATTTCGCAGTATTTTATTATGCGAAATGTAACAAATATTGAATTTATATCGGCAACAAACAAGTTGAAATTATTTAAAACCATTATAAATAAACAATCCGATACAGGTGGTGGTAATTTGGATAACGTTTTAGAAAGTGAAAAAAAGTTATACAAAATGAGAAAGGATGCGGGAAAAATGGTATGCAGATCGCTGTTGTCATTTTATCCAAAGTTGAATGGGTGGATAGCAACATATGGTAAACATAAAAAGAACGATGACTTGGCGGATTGTTTTCTTCAAGGTTATTATTATGCGCATCTGCATTTCAATGAAACAAATAAATCTGCATTCGAACTAGATACTTTTTTATCAACTTTTCACGAAGCAATCTAATCTAATATAAAATAAATTACACCCTTGAAGATTTAAAATGGGACAAAATTAAATAGCTTAAAGATATTATATTATAATATAATAATAATGAGTAGTAAGAGGACTATAATGACTTATTCGTGCAGTTCCTGCTTTTCTCTTATAAAAAGGGTGTTTAAGGTAGGAATAATAAAAGATACACATTAAAACTCATCAGTTGTATTTGACGATACAACATAATCAAAATTTACATTTTCCTGAAATGGATAAACCTTGAAGAACAGCATTTTGTCCCATTTTAAATCTTCAAGGGTGTAAATTGGAACGCATTGCATAATCAGAGAGATAGAGAGAATTAAAAACAATGAAAAATGAAGAAAATAATAAAAAAGAAAAAAAGAAAAAAGAAAATCAATAATATAATTATTATGCGTATGACTTAAAAATAAAAGTTGTAAGATACATATTAATAAATAAAAGAGTAAAATATGGAACCAGAAGTAATTGATTTAGGATCCTTGGATATTGGGGATGGTGGTAGTGGCGGTAGAAAATCATCAAATTTTGGGGGAGGTTTAGAGTTACTTATGAATGATAGATTTAAGTCGGGAGGAGATAAGAATGCATCAACAAATATACACTTGGACGATATTACAAGTTTGGAAGATGACTTGCGCGACATGGATTCCTCGTCGTCTTCAAGAAATGTCAAGGAAATGCGCTCCGACTTGTTTGGTTCAGGACCATCGGGTTCATCATCATCATTTCACGTGAATAAACACGACTCATTATCCAATAGCATCGGAGGCGGGCTAAATTATGACGACAATAATGGCACTAACAGTAGTGGTGGAATCGGCGCATCAACTGCGCTATTTGATGATGATAAGCCCACCTGGGACGGGTTTGGAAAATTTAGTAATGTCCCAATTCACCCTGATGTACCGATTGATTCGCAGCCGCAGCTTACGAAGGAAGAGCTGCTTCGAGAAAAATTCAAATACATTAAAAAGTTAGAGGATTTAGAAAAAAAAGGGATTCGACTCACGAAAAAGTATGATATGGAGTCGTCGCTTTCAGAGATGAAGGGCGAATATGAAACGCATGTGGAAGAACGAGAGCGAAGAAACAGTGTAAAATTTCAAGGTAAGATGTTGATGGCCTGCATTACCGGACTCGAATTTTTAAACAATAAATTCGACCCGTTTGATTTGAAATTGGATGGTTGGTCGGAACAAGTAAATGAGAATATTGACGATTATGATGAGATTTTTGGAGAGTTGCATGAGAAGTATAAATCCAAAGCAAAAATGGCACCAGAACTCAAGCTGCTATTTCAGCTGGGCGGAAGCGCCATTATGTTGCACATGACAAATACCATGTTTAAATCTGCCATGCCGGGAATGGATGACATCATGCGTCAAAATCCGGAACTAATGCAACAATTCACTCAGGCGGCAGTGTCTTCCATGTCCAATGCGACGCGCGGATCTGGTGGCGGTGGCGGTGGCAGCGGATTCGGTAATTTCATGAATGATATTGCCGGTCTGTCATCGTCGCGAAATGCAAGCGGTGCAACACCTTTTTCACACCAACCTCAATATAACCCGGCGCAACAAATGAACATGCCAATTCCGGTTTTGCCACAGCGTCCACCACCTCCACCAATTCAAACCAAGGGCGAAAATGCACCGCCACCACCCAGACGTCCAGGCGATCTCACAAATACAAGGCCAGATATTTTGATGGGTAGAGGTAATATGTCGCAAACGATACAGCAGAGTTTGCGTCCGGAGATGAAGGGACCTTCTGATATTTCATCCCTACTATCCGGTTTAAAGACAAAAACTGTAACAGTTGATAACTCGGTTTCATCGGCAGCAGCTGCATCGAATGTGACAATGAACAAAGACAAAAATTCGAATGCTGGTGGAAGCACGATTAGCGCGTCGGATTTGAATGAAATGAAGAACGATAATTTTCCGAGCAAGAGTAAACGCAAACAAAAGTCGGAGAGAACGTCGATCAGTTTGGATATTTAATTAGATTTATAACGTAATTAAAAAATAGTTATTATATTGTAAATGTGAACTTGTGAACTCTGTTTACATTTACATTAATATGTTTGCATCTATACATCTATACATGTGTTCATCGTAATAAAATGGCGGAAACTAGAACAACGGTGGAAATGATGGCAAAACGGATACCATATAAAAGTGTTTTATTTAAATAATAATTATCATTATGCGTTTTTGTTACATCTATTTGTTCATATTCGTGTATTTTTGATTCGTGGTCCGCGCTATACACTTCATCAAACGTTGTTTTCCATTCTGCGTTTATAAAATCATAATATTCTTGCATGGATCTATATTTCGTAAAATCGGGATAATAAACACGACTATAATGTACAAATATATTTACATTTTTTTCGGCAGTAAATCTTTTTTCATTTAAAAATTTTTCTTTATTTTTTGAAATGATGAATTGAATTGGACAATTCTCTTTATACGCATAATAAATTAATCCCTTTTTTAGATCGCAAGCATAATCTAGTCCAGAGCGTCGCGTTCCCTCTGGATAAACAAGAATGTCATTTCCCGACGCATTGTTGAGTTGATTGTGTTTAATTAATTTTTCAAAATCAGAAATACTTGTTTTACCACGCTTAAAGAAAATCGTTGCATCCGTCAGCAAATATCCATTAATATATGCGTATAATGGTAAAATATATGCAACCTCAATTCTACTAACAAATTTGGTGCAGAATTCTGTAACAATATTATCAATGAAAAAATCTGCCCACGAACGATGATTCGAAAAATAAATTATATTTTTTAAATGATTTACTTTATCTTGTGATATACGATATAACTTACAATTTGAATATTTTAATGGAATTATCATATCTTTTGATATATATTCTTTTTTTTTTTCAACGGCAAAATCAAAAAGTGAAATGAATGGATAATAGGTTGTTAACACAAAAATCATCTTTAAAAAATATAACACTTTAAACATTTTAATTAACTTATAACGACTTTAATTATGTTAAATATATATTAATATATTTAATATATTTAAATATATATAAAAATATCTTTAATATAAATTTTATTATTTATTATTTTATCTTTTAAACATTTTTCTTGTTCGCATTCGACTCCGATTCATAAAAATTGCATTTGTCGCCGTGCTTGTTCTATTGGTTTTATTTGTTTTTGTTGGAGATTGTGTTCTCATTCGTTTCGTAGAAGTTTTATGATAACCTGTTGTTGTAGTGGGGACGGTAATAGGCACAATCCCTTGTAACACTCGTTTTTTTATTTTGGAACTTAAATCTTTATGATTTTTGATATAATCAATCGCCTCACTCAATACTTTTTGAGCTTCTGCATCATCGTGGTTATTTAAATCTAAAAAACTATTTCGTTCTTTTGATTCGTAAAAATCCCCGCTGTGTACAATTTCGTTCAATTTTCTCCTCAACTCGCTATTATGCGGCATCGATGATCGAAGTTGGGCGGCGACGCCTTTTTGATAAAAAGATGTCCCGCCTAAATAATAAGAACGTTTACCATTTTTTTTATTGGAACGCGTATACTTCATCTATTTTATATTTCTATTATATATACTTGATTTTATTTTAAAAATATTTTATTTTTAATATTTTATCTTATAAAAAAACGATATAATAAAATAAATGTATAAAATATTAAATAATAAATAATAATATTTCATATTTTAATAAAATGATTACTATTTTTTCCTTTATACCAAAAAATTATATTAAATATGATAATAATAATCCGACCATCTCTCTATTTTCATCGATTAAAACTTCTATTTTAAATCAAACGTATACAAACTGGGAACTGCTACTTGTAACAAACGTCAAAAATGTTTTACTGAATAATAATAATAATAATCATGATAATGAAAATGAAAATAATAATGAAAATGAAAATAATAATGAAAATGAAAATAATAATGAAAATGAAAATAATAATGAAAATCGAAAAAACGATCCGAGAATAAAAATTGTTTATACGTCTGATTCGTATTTAAACTTGAATACGTTATTCAAATTCAACAATAATGATGACAAGAATGATAACAATAACCATGATCATGATGAAATTCATCAAATAAATCCCCAATGCAAATACATTTCAATATTTGATTTGGAAAACGACGTGTGGAATGCAAACAAGTTACAAATACAATATAATTTAATGGCATCGAGCGATTACGATGTAATCGGTTGTGAAACTACACATTCTACACAATCCATTTCTGCCGTTGTTCCGCGAACCATTAAAAAATCAGAATCATCGTTATTTACATCGTGTCCTTTTTTATTTTCGACGGTATTGATCAAGAGAGATCTATTTCGACACTTTGATGAAACCATTTTACAAAATGAATATGAAATAATGAACGACCGCAATTTTACGATAATACATTCGGAAAATAATACATTAATGTCGCAATTTCATGCTTTGCTCCTTTATTTAACACTTGTAGAGCGCAATATTTATTGCATTCATTATTCTCAACCTGACAAACCTAATAATAATAATAATGTGAATAATCATAATAATTCAAAAATCTCAACCGCATATACCATGCGCCTCATTAATTATTCTCTTGTTGAAACATCATTGCAAAACAAACTAACATTTTTTCAAGATCACAAAACATGTGACCACTTATTTTTTGAGAATGCAAAACTCTATTTTGAGGAGAGATTTATACGAATTCGATTTTTTTCTGATTTTTGCAGTTCTGAAAATTGCAAACAAGAATATGAGGAAAAATGCAGAGTGAATGAGATGGACAACTATGGTCCAGATAAGCACTTATACATCACTTTAAATCAAACTTATACACACGCAATTCTGTTGAATTGTCCAATCGTTCCAGCCATTTCTGTTCCTCCCAAACGCGTTCTCGGTTTAGCATTTGAACCCATTCCGTATTTGCGACTCTCGTATGATTTTATTCATTTTGCAGAAAAACATGTGGGATTATATTACATCGGCCACATTCATCCGAATTTAACCGGCACATTTTTTAAAGAGCATCACGGATTCATGTGGCATATTCCTTATCCACAAATTCCGCCCACATTGGAAGAAAAGTATTATAAAAGTGAAGCAAATCAGCGAAATAAAATATCCATTATTGTCTCAAACAAGATGAAGGCACCGGGAAATGCGTATCGCCATAAATTAGCAACATTTATACTGATAAACAATTTACCGATTGATATTTGGGGAAATGGTACCGAAATACATTCAAAACGGTTTCCAAATCATACCAATATCAAAGGTCCATTTAAAGACAAAGAACCGTATGAATCTTATTCATTAAGCATCTGTATCGAAAACTATCGACACCCTCATTATTTTTCAGAAAAAATCACCAACTGTCTTGTATACAATACAACTCCGATTTATTTAGGATGTATCGAAATCGATACATATTTTCCAGGACAAGTTATTCATTTGACCGGAGATATAAAAACGGATGCAGGGCGACTAGTTCATATCTCAAAAAATCCATCGACATATATTCGAGAGATAAAGCATATTGAAAATGATAAGAATGTTTTAAATTTATTAAAAAATCTACCTTGGAAATAATAAATTATAAAATTATATATATAAATTATAATATAAATAATATAAATTGAAAATAAATTATATTATTATTTTTTTTATAGGGTTCAGATAGATGCAGATGCATACGCGACGACACGCAACGACAATGAGAACAAATGGAGCAATGGCAGTAACCGGTTACACACTTCGTGTAATCAATGGCAGAACATGGAGAATCTATCGAGGTAATGGAACAAACAATGCCGAAAAAATGGTAGAGCAGTATTATTTTCATGATGATGCATCAAATGTGACACAGGGCCAAGGCATTCAAAAGTCATTTCCACAGCACCATTGTCTGATGAGAGCGTCGCTTTCTTCAGCACAAACCATACTTGATGACAAATGCTTACATCGATCCTATACAGGAGCGAAATATGATGCATTGCAACCTCATCGCATCGATTCAACATGCGCCGTTGCTCGCGTTCATAGTAACGAAAGAATTAAAACGCCGTTTACCGAACTCACGGCTTATCAAAAAAATCACCTCATTGCACAATCTGCAATCACGGGACTCCTTGTCTCACGTCTTTTTGGGATTTCATCTGCGAAACCGTGGACAATCAAATGGTTAAAAAATCATGCAGATTTGACTGCAAAATATATTCACTCTGCGTTTGCATGTGAATGCTTAATTGGAAACAGGTACTACTACAATTTACCCCAAGTGTTGAGGCAAGAAAAGTTCCCTAATGGATATCCTCATGAAAAAAAACTCGCCAGCATAAAAGAGGACGATGCCACATATGATAAAATTATTCAGAGTCGACAACAGCTTGTTGCATTGTACAATTCGAACATTGAGCGTCTCGAAAATGCAATCAAGCAGTTTAGACGCGGATTTCTTTCAATTCAAACGATTCGAGAAGATTCAGAAAACAAAAAAATGCTTGAAATATTCTGGCTGCTGCAAACACAATGTATGAAATACCGAGAAGTCGCCGAATCCGGTTTGAATGCACATCAAGTGTTTTGTGAGAAAAACAATATGACGTTTGACAAAAGATCAATACAAGTCGTGCTTTGTAATCTTTTGTTTTCCTGTCAGGCAATTTGTCCAAAATTGTTCACTTATGACATTGCACACCTATTTGACAACCACACTGGCACATATGCAAGATACGCTAGAACCGTAAAATCCAAACAGTTGGAGATGGGTAGTCAAGGATTAATTTCAGCATTTCTTGCCTTTTCGGCGATTGAACCCAATATGGTTTCTATGAATCTAGCTCCGCATATTGAAGAACGCCGTGCGCATTACCATTCTGACTTTTCGGAATATGCGTGTCACATTCCGTCACGTGATGCAATCTTCGGATCATTGATTTTGAAAAACCGTGTTCATATTCCGCGACCTGTCAACATTCTAAGGACGTTCTTCATGACTAAAAACAACAAGGACTGTTTCTATCTTCCAGTCCAAGAAACGCTCACAGAATTGCGCACATGGAAAAAATCAGCCAAAGAAATGTGGAAAAAAAACAAGAAAAATTTCAAATAAAATCGGTAAATCATTATTCCTATAACTACTCTACAAAAGTATACAAAAACACCCCCGGTTTAACCGGTTAAATGAATTCGCGGGATGAATTCGAGAATGTTTTTTTAGTTATTTTTTTTAGTTTTTATTTATCGTATTTTGATATTTTTTTATTATTTTTATTTTTTGAATTAAACATTTTCTCTCTAATCTCTCTATTATGAAGGATGATAAATATCTTATAAAGAGGTTAAATCTTGAAAATGTAAAGTTGATTTTGAATTACAAGGTTACAATATTTTTATTTAGAGAGATTGAGAGAAAATGAGAAAATGAATAATATAAAGAAAATGAAAAATAAAAATGAAAAATATTTTATATGTTTATAACTATATGAATCAATGAATGACGGTAATTAAAAATTTTGTAACATTTATATTTATTATAATTGCATTATATTGCATTGGATTTATTTGTTTATTGTATCGAGATGCATTTACAAATTTATCTCTCGAGGCGAAATTAAACATTTTTAAAAATCCAAAGACCATGTATTTATTAACCCCGCTACTTTTTTGGGTTGCATCCAGATCATTTCTTTTTAAACACGCAAACGGACCTTTGAATTCCAATATTAATAACTTATTTAAAAATATAGATTTCCCGAATTATTTTAAAAAAGATTTTCCATTTGCTTCTATTATAGCGCTTATTTCCAGTAGTTTGATAGCAGTGTATGCAGGCGGAGCGCTAGGACCTGAAACGCCTATGATTTACATGTCTATGATATTGTTATTATACGCACATTCTCTCTTTACAACCGTATTTAAAAACGTTGCATCTGAATTAAAGTTCGAAAGTTTGCTGTATTTAGGATACGTATTTGGAATTACGCTTCTTTTTCGTTCTCCACTGGCATCATTTGCTTTATCGATAGAAAAATCGTTGCGCGAGAGGTCTTCAAACATGATATTGAATGTTGTCTATTGTTGTGTCGGAATAGTTGTTGCATATATCATGACAAATGAAGTAACAGGAAATTTGTTTCAAGAACCTCCGGTTCACTTTACATATAGTGTGATCCATATAATTCAGTATTTATTTTTAGCAGTGATATGCGGACTTGTTGCATCCATTTTAATGAAGACAATGACGTTGCTTTTTTATGGAGTTCACTCTTTAATAAATAAGAGTAAATTATTGTTGCATTTCATTCCGATCTTATTTGGATTATGTGTTGCCACACTTATAAACTATTCTGACAATGCGATAAGAATCGTGGGAAGCGGTATTAATTTAGTGAATTGTGAGTTAAATGACACATGCACGTATGATTTCAGTATTTTGTTTCAGTTTCTTTGCAATGTAATTTTAACATTTATTTCGGGGTGTTCGGGAGGACAAAAGTTTGTTTTTATGTCGATTGGAGGCGGTATAGGAAGTTTATATGATAATTTTACATCCGTTCCACATATTCAGTCCATTATTATAGGCATTACAGCATTTTTTAGTACCATTTTCGGAAATCCGATTTCATCTGCACTTATTATATTGAAAACTACAAATTTATCGTATGAGTCGTTGCCAATGTTGATTACAGCATCACTCGTATCTTATTATTCCTTCAAATATATAAATTCAACGCTACTTTCATAAAAATGAACAAAAAATTACTATAATACAAATTGAATACAAATTTAATAAATATATATTCATATGATATAGAAAATAATTTATATATTATAATATAAGCGTTATTATAATACACAACTAAATATGATTGGAATTGGTTGGGCAACATTATATGCTTCTATTATTGAAACATATGAAAAAAAATTAAATTTGAAAGTAGAATCACCCCCCCATAGTATTGTGAATAAATAAATATATAATGATATAAAAAATTATATAAAAAACAATTTAATAGTTAGAATAAACATATAAAAAGATGTTGTATATTATATTAATATATACTAATATAATTTAATATAATTTAATATAATTTATAAAAAAAAGAAAAGAATATGCAAAGCATACAAGAAGATGAATATGAATGCGGTATTCATTATTATGATAATGATAATGATCATGATCGTGTTATAGTGAACAAAAAATCACATTCACAAACTCCATTTACTGAATCGTTGAAAATGTTGAGGGATAATATCGAAGCGCTCCCCACGTTTCATCAAATTGAGGTTTTGCGAATCCTTTATAAAAATCATATTACATTTAGTGAAAATAAAAATGGTGTTTTTTTAAACTTGTCATATGTGAATTTAGACGTGATTCATAAAATTAACGAGTATGTAACATTTGTTCATAATCAAGAAAGTCAAATGTGTGAATTTGAAAAGAAAAAAATGACGCTTTCAAATCAATATTTTAAATAGTATTAAAGAGTTTAATTGAATGAATATTATTAATTCATATTGTTCCAATAAAATGAAAACAGAATTAGAGCAAGTAGTTGATTTACTTCAAGAGTATGTTATTCGATTGCAAGTGATTACGCCAATAATGGAAACAGAAGCGATACAAATAAATAAAAAACAAATATTTGAAGAAAAACAAGAGAAACAAGAGAAACAAGAGAAACAAGAGAAACAAGAGAAACAAGAGAAACAAGAGAAACAAGAGAAACAAGATACTCATCATGATAATGCAAACTCTTATTTATTTCATGTTACAAGAGACAAGGATAAATTATTTTGGGCATTTTATATCATGTTGAATGGTGAAGATGCGTACAAGTATTTGAAAACAAAATTCGTGACAGAAAAGGAAATAAAAATCGGCGCAGTTGAAAAAATGCGCAAATTGCCAAATGTGTTTAAGCAACACAAGCTGAATAAAGTTCGTATTGAGAACGAGCTGTCTGGAGATATTCCGCTCACATTAGAAGGATTTTATGGACTTTGTATTATTTATAATATTTCTGCGATTTTTATGAAAAAAAATTGTTACTGCGAGCTATACGGACTAGGAGATTCATCTGTCACGCACATTATCGAGGAAGTTGAAGGTGGATTAGGCATTCATGTGTTTAAAAGGAAAGATGCGTCACTGGAATATGCAAAACAAGTTCGAGAATCAAAATGGAAAATGGAAAATGTTTTAACGCCGATTAAATCGATTTCGTCATACACGCATGCTGAGTTGCTTGAAATTTATAATAAAGTGACATGCATTAACACTAATAACAAAAAAGAAACTGGTTTTATTGAATCATTTAAAGAAAAAAAAACAAAACAATTTTTATACGATAGTATATGCGAATTATTGAATTAAATTCGGTTTCATTATTTTATTTTTTATAAGATTTTTTTCGGCCATATTTGCAGTATTGGCGTTGTGAAAATCCGCGAGGTCGTTTGCAGTTGATACTTTGTTTATATTTAACTGACCATCTTTTTTTTGATTTCGATTTTTTGTTTTTATTTTTTCTTGTTAAATTAAACATAGTTTATTATTATTATATCAATAATAAAAAAAACATTTTATAATAATAAAAATAAATTATTATAAAATTGAACAATATAGAATTATCTAAATAAAGTATATAATAGCAGAGAATGTCTTCTTCAAAGCGACATGAAGAAAGAGAAAGAGAAAAGGGTGAGGGTAAAATAATGGTAGCGAAAGATAAAGAAAAACAGAGCGAAGAAAAAATAAAATTCGACACAATTGTGAAAACATATTTAGATGAAATTACAAAAGCAAAGAGCGATTCATCTTTAAATCCGGAACTCGAGGTTCGTTTTGGAACCATGAGACAGTCCGCGCCGCTAACCAAAGACAATGTCACCAATGTAATTAAAAAGCTCAAGTCGCTCCAATTTCAGCAATCCGGCGAAGAATACAGTTTAAGAATATTTCTAAATGATTCCGACGTCCGTGTTCAACTTGACGGATTCTCCAATATACAGAATTTCTGCATTGACAATTCCATCGCAGACAAGAATGCCGTCATGGTGATCAAACGAAACATGGAACATAAAGTGATTCGCGAAGACGGGTCTGAATTCGTTTCCGATGTTCGTCCAGTCGACAATACCGATTTTGATTTTAGGGTCTCGCTTCAAACTGAACGAGAAATCGGAAAAGATGAACGCGAACAAATCGTTGCGAATTGGAAATCTAGCGGAAAAAATTTTAGATACATTCGAAGAACCGCATTTACACATCCCGACTATCCAGTTCGAATCGACATCAGTGTCGTAAAAGACACATTTACACCGTCGAGAAAATCGTATGGCAATTTCAAATCGGCAAATGTCATGCGGGGTGAGGACAAGTATGAAGTGGAAATCGAAGTCGTGAATTCCGAGGTTTCCGCTATGGGATTAGAAACGTTATTAAAAGGATTAAGAGAATGCATTAAAACTATATTGTCAGGAATACAGTCCAGCAATTTTCCAATTTCGAATGATGAAATGCGCCAAGTTCAAGACGAATATTCGAAACTGATATACGGTGGAGATGTTCGACCGCCGTCTCGGATTGCATTTATCGGCCCGTCATCTGTTACACTTCAAATTAAAAACATTGCGCCAATTGGGGCATACAAAATGTCGAGCATTCGTAAAAATTATTCGGTCACAGATAAAGCAGACGGTCTAAGAAAACTACTATTTATTTCGACTGGTGGTAAAATGTATTTGATTGATCCGCTTCTAAATGTGCAATTTACTGGCTTGGTCGTTGACATAAAAGCGTTTCACAATACGCTTCTTGATGGAGAACACGTTTTGCATGATAAGAACGGCGCCTTTATCAACTTATATTTGGCATTTGATATATACTTTTTGAAAGGCGAGAGCGTGCGCGAACGGAGTTTTTATACGAGTAACAAAGAACACATGGACAAATCGCGTCATTCTGAAATGTTGAAATATATTGCGAATATGGATGCGAAACCGGTTTTAAAAAACGCGAAAAGTCCGCTAACGGTCCAAGCCAAGCGATTCTATTTTGATGATGGAGGAGATATCATGATGTTTGGTGAAACGATGACAAAAAGTGAAGAAAATGCGTCAGAAAGGATATTTGCTCTATGCAAGCAGTGTTTGGAAAGCGAATACAAGTATGTGACGGATGGTTTGATTTTCACGCCGTGCAATACGGGAGTGGGTGGCACTACGCCAGGTCAAGTTGGTCCGCTCGATCGGAAATTCACATGGGCACTTTCATTTAAATGGAAGCCGCCGCAGTATAACACAGTTGACTTTCTTGTGAATACGGTAAAGGATGATAAAACCAATCGAGACAAGGTGATTGAAAAAATAGATGGCGGATCAATTAGCGGGATCAACATGCTGTCAAATAGACAAGTCGACTCGTATAAAGAACTCGTGCTAAAAGTCGGATTTGATCCGTCAAATCGGTCAAACAAAATCATTCCGAATGCGTGCGCCATGATTTATGAAGGCACCATTGATAAAATTGCTGGTGGGTCAGGCGAATACAAACCAATCCAATTTCTACCTTCAAATCCGTATGATGCCAGTGCCGGACTGTGTTTAATGAAACTCAATACAGATGGCGACATGGTGACGGAAGAAGGCGCGGAAGTGTTTGAAGATTTGACGATTGTGGAATTCAAGTATGACAAGCCGGAGAAACGATGGATACCATTGCGCATTCGATACGACAAGACGGCGGATCTGCGAAAAAACGGTAAAAATTTTGGAAATGATTACAAGACGGCAGACAGCGTTTGGTATTCCATTCACTATCCTGTTACGGAAGATATTATTAAAGGCGTGGATAAAAACATAAATTACGACGAAACGAGCAGTGGAGATGTTTCCGGTTCAATTGCTGAAGTGTATTACAAATCGAGTACTAGCAGTAATACAGAAAAACTTACGGAAGGATTGCGCGATTTTCATAACAAGTTTGTAAAGGCGGCGCTAATATATGAAATGAGCAAGGCGGGAGACACACTCATTGATTTTGCGGTTGGGAAAGCGGGCGATTTACATAAATGGAAGGAATCGGGACTATCGTTTGTGTATGGAATTGATATATCGAGAGACAATATTGAAAATCCGGCAAATGGGGCATGTCTACGATATGTGAATTTTGCAAGAGAGAATGCTGGAAAAATGGATGCCATGTTTGTTGTTGGAAACACAAGTAGAAATGTGAAAGATGGCGCTGCTTTTTCGGGTTCGAGCCAACTTACGCGTGAGATATCAAATTCCGTATTTGGAAAAGGTAGCGTGGACGCATTGAAAAAACTAGGTCTAAACGGTGTTGTCGCGAATTACGGAAAGGGGGAGGTCGGATTTGATATTTCATCCATACAATTCGCATTGCATTATATGTTTGAAAATGAAGACGCGTTGAACGGATTTTTAAGAAACGTTTGTGAATGCACAAAGGTTGGTGGAGTTTTCATTGGAACCACATTTAATGGAAAAAAAGTATTTGATTTGCTCAAACGAAATGGGGTAAAAAAGAATGAGAGTTTCATATTGTTTAAAGGCGGAGTTACAGATTCATCAAAAAAAATAATTGAAATTGTGAAAAAATACGATGACGACCTGCGATTTCCTCCGGATGAATTTAGTTTGGGATATGAAATACAGGTATGGCAGGAATCGATTGGCAACTACATTTCAGAGTATCTGGTCAATTTTGAGTATCTTGACGGAATGATGTCGAAATATGGGTTTGAACCGCACCATTTGGACAAGGGCGACATTTTCAGAAAGAGTCGCGCATCATTTGAAGAACTATTCAGAATCATGCGCGAGCATCATTCATCCAATACACTGTATGCAAAAGCACTTGGAATGTCGAATGAGGAAAAGACGCTATCCTTTTTGAATGATTATTTCATCTATAAAAAAGTAAGGGATGTGGACTGCAGTAATTTGAGACACACCGTGGTTGTTTCAAAAACAGAAAAGCAAAAAACATTTGCCATTCATGACAAGCAAGGGCTGAATCATACACGCCTTGTGGATATTTTGACAGACCATAAATGGAAACAAGTGGATATTAAAACGCCAAATGCTGATTTTGCATGGGTGGGCGCTACGGTTGGCGGCGATTTTCTGCGTTACGAAGATAGTATTTATGACATCAAAACCACGCTAAAAAATTTACTCAAAGGAAATGGGGTGAAAGGATTTAGCACATCTGACCCTGATTATCCGTATACAAAGAATGTGATTACAGACAAGGCGCAGCTTTATATGGAGATGAGTAAAAAATGCCCTGAAATTTGCAAGAAATACATGGCCGAATCGTGGTTGTTAAGTGATGAAAAACGTGTTACAGAATATAATGAAGCGGATGACGGGGTGCTCATTATTAAACCGTTGGGAGTTGGTGCCGGCGGAGGCGAAGGAATCGTATATGTTACAAATAAGGAAGAGTTGACAGAGTTTACAAATGCTGCGAAGCGACGAAAGCAATCAAAAGAAAAAGGATCAAAAGATTATTTGGTTTCGAAATATATTCGAAATCCGATGTTGATTGAAGGCAAAAAATTTCATTTGCGTATGTATTTTATGGTTTGTATGAGACCTAATCACAAGTCGGATTGGTTTTTGTTTGAAGAGGGTAAAATTATTACTGCAGAGTTGCCGTACAAGGATGCGGATTACATGAATAAAAAAATTCACGACACACATTTTAAGTCGACAAAAAAGAATCGATTGTTTCCAGAATCGAGAGAGCTAGGAATAAGCGACAAGGAGGCGAAAAGCATTATGCAACAAATGCGCGAAGTGTTGCGGTGTGCATATGACGTGTATAAACCACATGTTGCAAGCACACGCGAGTCAAAATATGGGTTTGAAGTATTTGGATGCGATTTCATGGTTACGAGTGATGTCGGTGTAAAATTATTGGAAATTAATGCGCGACATGATTACGGTGTGAATGATGTAAAAAAGGAAGCGCCTGAAGTGTACGAGCGTTTTTGCAGCGATTTCTGGGATTGGATATATAAGCATGCAATTGAACCGGTATTTAGTGTTGATTTTGAAGGAGAGGAAAAATACGATTCAGAACATGATCGGGTGATGTCGATTATTGAGAAGGGGTTTCCATTTGTTGAACGATTTTGGACGAAGGATGATGCGCAGTCGGCGTTTGATCTTATTAAAAGCAAAATTGCGGATGCTTCCGTTGCAACGCTTAGAAAGGAGAATTACATACAAAATACGCCATATGATATATTATCTGGGAAAAAGGAAACTGAGGAGGTGAATAAATTTATCAGAGAGTACATTGGTGCAAATGACAATTTGAAATTTAGAATTCAAGGTGACGGTAAACGCGATAAAAGCAAGGGCGAGTTTATTTCCATCAAGTCGCCGGATGAGGTTGTGTTGGATAAAGATTACTTGCTTGTGGATTATTTTACAGAACCTTCAAAGATTATGGTGCGCATAGCCAAAGGCGAGCCATCACTGGAAGAACATTTTACAAAAGGAACACTGGTAGAGAAGGCGGTGCGCGCATTACGGCGCAAGTCGCTGGAATTCACGGATGAAAATCTGCATAATATCATTGTGAGTCAATCAGAAGGAGAACAACGTAGAGAAGAGGCGTTTAATATGAAAATATCAAAAATTGACGGAAAAGAAAAGAAAGTGTATCTGGCGAGTGCAGAAAACACATTTGTTTATATTATAATTTGGAAACTGTTGTTTCCGTTACTGGAAGATTTATCGAGTTTGAAGATACTGGATGGAGCGGGAGGATATGGCAGTCGTTTGATGGCAGCAATTATATTGAATGCAACGTATGTTGGAGTGGAACCAAATCCACTATCGACGCCTGGATTTCAAAAAATGATTGAAATGTTTGGTTCACCGGAAAAACAGAAAATGTTGGAAGACGGTCTTCCGAATGCAGTTGGAGTTGATAAGCTGCCTCCCGGATGGGCCGATGTCGTGATGTTTAGTCCTCCGATGTGGGGAAAGGAAGTGTATAATGATGAAACTGTGGAGAAACAGTCGATCAATATGTTTACAAATGAAAAAGTGTGGTTAAGCGATTTCTTGTACGCATCGATTGAAGTGCTGTGGAGTCGGCTTCGTGTTGGCGGCTTCATTGTGTTTCAAAGCGTTCGCTACGATTATATTGGCGAATACATGATGAGACAACATTTTACGAAAGAAAAAGACGGCGAATTCGTGGGAATTATATCACGTGTGACAAGTTCCGGACGATATAAACCAAATTGGGTATGGCAAAAGGTAGATCGCCAAAGTTCAATTTCAGAACCATTATCAGAGGCATCAGAAGTATCAGAAGCTGAAGAAAAAGAAGATGTGGGTGAAGTGGCGGGGGCAGAAAAGACACAAGACAAGCAAAATCCTCCAAAAAAAAAAGTTATATTTGTTAAAAGAAAAACATTGAAAAAGCAACCTTCACCCCCTTCTTAAATAAAATATAAACTATAATTCAATGTAATTCAATGTAATAGAGAAATAATACAATACAATTTAAAAAGATATAGACAATATATTTAATATATTTTAATAGTTGAATTAAATTAAATATAGTTTTACAAATTATGAGTATTTTTTTATTACCTAAAATTGTAGATGATATTGGAGAAAATGATAACCATAATATTCATTTTAAAATGTCAAAAATTATTCCGAGTGTTATAGTTTCGCATTCATTATATGATTCATTATGTCAAACGAAAGTTAGAATAGAAAAAAATGACATTGGTTGGGATAGTTACAAGAAAATCACAAATCCTTTTGAATTTATTCATACTATTATTCCGGGTTATAAGACACAAGTAAGTAAATTAACACCACTTTCGCGATCGTTTTATAAAATGATTGAAATGTCTACAATTTTTAATTTGTGTAGTAAAAATATAGATGCAGATACAAATACAAACAATAATGGGTTACTAAGCGACTATGTTCATAACTTATCACATAATGTGCGCCATATAAATGAATTTGAATGGCATTTTAATGACAATTATTATTGTGGTATTATCGGAAATGGAATCCCGAGTGAAATGGTTAGAGATGTAAATTCTTTTAGTAGTGCATTTAAAACTAAAAGTATGGTATACGAAAATGAAAAAGTAGATGAAAAAAACGAGAAAAAAATATCAAAAATAAAAAAAAATCCTTTTGAATTCAATTATTATAATAATAATAATGGTGATAATGGTGATAATGGTAAAAATAAAAATAAAAATAAAAGCGAGGGAAATGATTCAACGGTTGACTCAAACGATAATTTAGAATTAAATGGCGAGGGAGGGGGTGAAAACACATTTAAATCATTTCACTTGGCAGAAGGACCGGGGGGGTTTATCGAAGCTGTTGCATACATAAGAAAAAATAAAAATGATAAATACTATGGTATGACTTTAATTAATAATGACACAAGGTGTCCTGGATGGAGAAGTAGTAGAAAATTTTTAGAAAATAATCCAAATGTAATTATTGAAAAAGGTGTTGATCAAACAGGAAATTTATTGTCACGTGATAATTTTATTCATTGTTACAATCAATATAAAAATAGCATGGATCTTGTTACGGGAGATGGTGGAATTGATTTTTCCGAAGATTTTAATAACCAAGAATATAGTGCAACAAAATTAATTATTGTTCAGGTAGTGTATGCACTGTCAATGCAATCGAATAACGGAAATTTTGTATTAAAGGTATTTGACACATTTTCAAATGCTATTATCGATATTTTATATCTACTTTCTTCATTATATAAAAATATTTACATTATGAAACCGCAAACAAGCAGGAATGCAAATTCTGAAAGATATATTATTTGTAAAGGGTATAATTTAAATGAAAACAAAGAAAAAGTTGATTACATAATAAAAAAAATGTATGATAATTTTGATAATTTGAATTCAAATTTATACATTGAGACAATTTTTAATTTCAAATATAGTCGAATGTTTATTTCTAAAATAGAAGAAATTAATATAATTATTGGAAAAAAACAAATCGACAATATAGTTGTAACATTGAATTTAATGATGAATAAAAAATTTGATAAAGTCGATTATTATAAAAAAAAACACATACAAAAATGTATAAAATGGTGTGAAAATTTTAATATAAATTTTAATAAAAACCTAAAAAGTACAAATATTTTCTTATCATCAGTTTAAAGTAATTAATTAATTTTTTAGATATTTTTATAATAAAAATAATTAATTAGTAGCAGTATAATTGTTCTTGAAAGATAACTTAAAAATATATCATGAATATAATTAGCATGCAGACAACAATTCAACTTTTATATAAAACAATTAGTGGAAATAAAAAAAAGGAGCGATTCGAGACAATTCTTGAGCCATTACAAGCGTTGATTCAAATTGCACTTTTATCCTATTTTCCCATTGGATCAAAACTAACAATACAAAATAATATTTTACATATTCAAGCGCCATCTTATAGTCAATCTGTAACACGATGGTATAATAATGATACACAAGAAGATTTATTTTATTTATTTAATATATTTTGTAGATTTAAAAAATTTTATATCGATATAAAAGTGGGACACACTAAATTATTTGAACTTCTCATTTCTCTGGCTAAAAATGGAATTAATAATTTGATTCGAACATACAATCAAACAGATAAAACGCATGTTTTACATACACTCCAAATGTATAAAAATATGTTGGATGGCACAAATCATAATTATCATGCGTCGGCAACTCCAATTAGCATTCCAGAATCGTTTACGGTAAATGCAGATGCGCAAACATACGCGCGTTCAGATAATTTTAGTAACGATAAAAATAAAAAAAATAAAATTCCTAGAACTGAAAACAATAGTGTTTCCCAATATTCAGATAATGAAAAACAATTAAAAATTAAAGAAATGACGAATACTGCATCTGTCGACATTGATATGGATACAATATTTATTAAAATTACCGAGTTATACACAGATGAAGTATTTCAAATTATTTATAATACACTTATTGAAATGGAACGCGATGATACAAACTATATGGATTATGCAAATGGATTAAACATGATGCTACATCCAATCAATATTCGAATTAAAAAATGGATCGATGAAAATATCGTATTTTAATTGGGCGGGCTAAAAAAAATTATTTTGTATAAAAAATAATTTTTTTACGGTTTTTTTACGGTTTTTTACAGTTTTTTACGGTTTTTTACAGTTTTTTATAGTTTTTTATAGTTTTTTATAGTTTTTACAGTTTTTTAATACTCCATTCCAGTTCCAAGTCGCTGTTGCAAACGATGCCATGCCGTCTTTGCCTCATGGTCAATCTTGACCCTTCGGTATTCTTCATACTGCTCTGGAGAATCGTAAAAGTAGAGTTTGGGTTCAAATCGTGTGGTATCCACGACCTTCCACAAGAAACCTTCACCAAAAGATCCAACCGTCCACGGATACCTGACTCCTGTGATTGCATTCACAATCGGCGCGTTGAAAACATTGGAAGAATATGGACCACGAAACTTCTTTTTTTCGTTTGATCCTTGGCTGTGGTTGTCTCCATTATTTTTGCTGGTATTCATCGCGATCCTGCTCATTTCAACGATTTGTCTTGTTTCCGACTCACTGCATATAAATAGATTATGAAAAAAAAATTCAATTTATGTTTTTTTCGTTCATTTTTATAAATAAATTAAATAAATAATAACTGCAAATGCAATCCACCTTAACCATTTATTTTTATTTTTTCTTTGAATGAAAATCATTGAATGATTCAAACAGCGACTTGAAAATCGAGATGCATTCTGAAACAACCTTGGAAACATACTCTTGCACTTTTGACAACTCGGTTTCCTCTTTAAATGCAACAAGGATAAAACTGTCAAGAGAATGTGGATGCGGCTTTTTAAATCCGCAAAATGATGCGATCCCATCAGGTTTATCATAATAGTTTGAAAATATCAAGAATTCAACTACTTTTCCGAGCGTATAATCTTCTCCAATCAAGTTCACGCAAAATGCATTCTTCATGGTTGTCAACTCATTCGCTGGCTCAATTATATTTTTGATCCCAATTTTACTCTCCGTTCCAGCATCGGTACTGCTACTGCTGTGTTCCATATCAGTTAATAATTTTTCACATTTTTTGATCATAATGTCACACGATTTGGTAACCAATTGAACATTAGTATAAACCCCAACCGTCTCAATGACAAAATCGAAACTATCCTTGACAAATATACGCTGTGCTTCAAGGAGTTCCCAATTCTTCTTTGCAGAAGCCAACTGTTCGACCATAGTAGATCCATGAGCCGACACAGATCCTGATCCTGATTCAAACCCTTCGCGCACCCCCTTTTCCTTGGCTTTCCATGTTTTTTCGATCTCCATTTCATCAGGAGTGCAGCTGTAAGAACATGTGTGCGCCACATTGTACATGCCATCAAATTTGGCATTTGAAATTTCAATCGTGCAAGTGAATGCAAGCGCTTCTCCACACGGCGCATTTGAAGACAACTTAGGAAGCAATCTTGCAAATTCGATATATTCACCGGAAATGGAATCAGGGGGAAAGATTTTTCGAACCGTCGATTCGGGTAGATATTCATAGACAATATCATCATCATCGTGAGAACCGCCTGACTTTTCAAGGTTTTTCGCTCGTTTTACTTTGAAATCTTCAGTAGTAACATAACGTATTGTGTCCGATTCGTTTTTTACATCCACTTCCACCACGTAGTTCTTATAATCATTTTGAAACCCTTCGATCGTATGAACGTGGTGAATTGGAATGCACCCCAAGCGCTGTTTTAACACTTCATTATGGAGACGCGTTGTATTCACCGTAAAATTTGCCCTATTTTCTGCATGTGGAAATGTTTTGAATACGTATGTGTTTATATCAGACAGCATGATTCTTCGAATGGCGTTTGCAATCGAAACATTGCAATTTTCCAATGTGAATGTGAGTTGTTCTTCTTTATTGTTATTATATGTAGAAATAACTGGAGTTCGAGTCATCTTCCTTAGAATCTAGATTCGAGTTTCGTTGGTTCCTTTTAATGATTTTATATTGTTAATGTTATTAAATCAATTTTTAATTTAATATTATTTTTTTTCTGAAACATAAATAAATAAAACAAATAAATAAATTAAAAAATGCATTAACTATTTATAATATTTATAAAAATTATGTGTAAAAAATAACTTAAATGATTCTAGACAAAGTTAAACTATAATATAAATTATCGATTAATTATTATGAGCAGTATTATTTATTATAGCAATTTTTGTGAAAAATCGAAACGATTATTACAAGTTCTTGCGAAAAGTCCGTGCAGCAAAGATATACATTTTTTGTGCATCGATAAGAGAGAAAAATCACAAGACGGAGTTACGCACTTGATACTTGAGAATGGAGACAAGATACTACTTCCTCCGCAAGTAAATCGAGTTCCCGCATTGCTTTTATTAAATCGAGGAAATCAAATTTTGTACGGGGATCAAATTTTACAGTATCTAACTCCGGTAGAGAATGAAATGAAACAAGTTGCAACAAATAACAATGGAGAACCAGCACCATTTTCATTAACGAGCGATTTTATGGGACATGGCGTAACATCGGATACATATAGTTTTTGGGATCAAACCAGCGACGAATTACTCGCGAAAGGAAATGGCGGAATGCGACAAATGTACAATTATTCCACTATTGACTATTCAAATACAGGAAGAATAGAAACGCCACCAGATAACTATACTCCAGATAAAGTTGGTCAAGTGTCGTTGGAGCAACTTCAAAAAAATAGAAAAATGTAAATATTTAAACATTTTTTATAAAATACATACATTTCATTAAAAAAAAATTGAAATGTCTGAAATAATATATAAATACATTAGTATATATTTAACCATTGGCTGATTGATTGTCATTCTTAAAATGAGTGAAAGTGACGTTGAAGTTGAATTCAAAAGCGATGACGATGATGTCGAGTCCGTTGGCTCTGACTCTGGTTCAAATCCTGGTTCTATAGATGATTCTAAAAATGAAAGCAAAAGTGTATACTTTAGCGATGATGATGATGGCGACGATGACGATATAGAAGTAAGATCCAACGATGCAAGTGTGGAGAAAGGAAGCGGCGATGATGATGACGATGATAATGATGACGATGATGATGACGATGATGATGACGATGTTCTTCAAAAATTTGATCATGAAACAAAAAAAAAATACATTACAGCCCATCATCCCGAATGTTTATCGTTTAACCACGAGGAAACTGAAACACTGTCTCGCGTTGTTCGAGATGAAAATGGTAGAATCGTTGACCCCTATCATAAAACGCTGCCATTTTTAACAAAATATGAGAAAACGCGCATTTTAGGCATACGAACAAAACAACTGAATGAGGGCGCCAAACCATACATTGACGTCAATCCCACGATTATTGACGGCTACATTATTGCTCAGCTAGAACTGGAACACAAACGGTTGCCTTTTATTATTCGAAGACCGATACCGAACGGCGGATCAGAATTGTGGAAACTACAAGATCTTGAAATTATTTGTTGAGTTATTGTTTTCTGTTATTGAGATAAACACGTTTTATGAAATCCGCAGTATAATTAAGTAAATTTACCAAATATTTTATTTTTTTTTAATACTAATTCACGTCCTGTGTTCATTTGTTCCAATGCTGAAACACGGACACTTTTACCATTGATTTCTGTGTGTTCATCCATAACAGACAACCTAGTTTCTCCATATTTTTTTAGATTATCTTTTGATAACTTTATAATATTATCATTTCCTAATGTTGATAAAAATAATTTTGATTTTAGAGGGTAATTATTATGTCTCCATCTTGTAGCAATTCCTATACTATTTTTTGAAATATTTTTAACTCCATGCCACCACATTCCCGGATTAAATAATACATCACCTGGTTTTAAAGTAACACTATATCGAGGACAATATTTTAATAATTCAAAATTATGCGATTTATCCTTTAAATCAAATGTCTTTGTATAAGAAGAATAATATATTCCAGTTTCACTCAATAAAGGGTACACAAAATGACTATTATTCGGATGAACAAATGTCCATTTTTTTTCTCCATCAATTTGAAAGAAAAAATTAGTTGACCATGCTGCATGCATCTCTGTTCCGTTTCCTTTTACTGTTGAAATAAACATTTGAGAACTATCATTATATGTAATGCCATTAATATTTTTAAACGGTTTTATTAATTTTGATACAATTTCTGGATTATTATCAAGTATTGTATTACAGTTTCCAACATAATCATTTGAATTATTAATGGTTTTTAATTCATCATAATAATGTTCCTTTGTTTTTGTTTTAATAAATATAACATGTTCATTTCCATATTTTTTAATGAAATTTTGAGTTTCACATGTATATTTATTTGCATTTCTCATAACAAATGGTATGTGATTATTTACGTTGAATGTAATTGCTTTTACATCATCAATATCAACTTCTTGTAGCTGTTTTTCTAAACAACGACTATTTTTAATATTGTCTCTACAATATTGTGATAAATTATTTATTGACTGTGTAATTTCATTTTTATACATTGTTATCGAAGCGTTAATACATCTTTTATAAAAATAATTATAAAAAACATCTACTAAATCATTAGGTATCTTTACTACATCAAACTCACTCATATAATATTGAAATGGATCTAGTTTCACATTAAAGTTTACAACTGATTTTGAATAAACAGAAATATTTAATATATTTATTTTTTTAATAACATTTATATGTTTATTAATTTTTTTAACATCCATTATTAATAATATAATATAATATAATAATTTCATTTTATTAATAATATTTATACTAAAATGAAAATTTTAATAATTTGGTTGTTAATTTGGTTGTATAAAAATAATATCCATTAAATATAACATAAGTAAGATTATATGATTCATGCGTATTGGAGTTTACAACGATTTATACTGAAATTTAAATTACATAAAGATGCAGATCAAAAAAAAATTATAACATCTATTAAGCGACTTGAAAAAAACAACCAGTATATAAAATATGAAGATAAAATTGGTGGAATCGGAACAAATAAAACCCTTTCGTTTATTATCAAAGATGATACGCTTATTGTAAGTTGGAGTCACCTTTATTATGACATGTACAGTATTAAATTTGTATTATCTAAAATAGACGACATTTATAATGACAGAATAAAAACATTTACTTTTACATACTATAAACACAGTTTATATCAATTCGTAAAGGACGACGTTCTATTTTTCAAAAATATAAAACACATGTATAAAGACGCATTTCATGTTCGCGAGTGTAATAAAAAAAAAATTATAAAAATTCCAAAAAATAAATTACAATCACCATTATCTAGTTCAGAATTATTTAAACATATATTGAATGAATTAAAGATTGATGAATACAATCTAACAGTAAATTTACGAAAAATATATCCCGAATATAATGAACAATTAGGAATGTTGTCTTGTTTGCCAGCAGCTATAAAAAAAAATGACGACTTACAACATTATTTAAAAAAACTGTCACGAAAAACATTGGAAGAAAATCTTTTAAATAACTATCATTCAAAACCGTGCATTAGTTCTTTGCTCAATATGAAAGTTGCTTCTTTTATTGACGAAACAAAAATCGTCAAGGATATGTGTGATATCAAATACTATAAAGAATTCATTCTTATAATGCCAGAAAATACAGATAAAAAATATATTAGAGCCGTTTATATTCATTAAGTTTCTCATAATTATAAAATATAAAATCGATTTTGCTTTTATGAATTAAAATTTCTCTAACATTTCCACCTCTTTCCACATTCAAGACATGTGACAAATGTCGTCATCGGTTCATCCGCCGAACGCGTTTGAAGTTGCGTGTATGTGCACTTGTTTGACTTGCATGCGCGACAAGTGAACAAATCGGTGGACGCCTCGATTTTAAGCTCGTACTTATTCTTGTCGCGACTCTTCTTGTCTTCAATGATCTTTGTCCACATTTTCGGATTCATGTCTTGATGCGTCATAAATGCAAGTTCATGCGGTTTGATTTTTTTTGACGTAATCATGTTCATAACATCCAAATTATCAAGGTTGATAAATATACATTTCAACCAGTCAACATACAATTGAACAAAATATGGGTTGTCCCATTTTTTCACAATGTTCATTTCATCTGCCTTTTGCAGTGTCCGATTGTAAATACCTTTTTCCAAATTGAGTCCGATTTTTCCCGAACTGTCATCCTTTATTTTGTCTGACAGCTTTTTGCGAATATTCTGGCGAAACGATTCTGCGTCTTTAATGATCATTTTTTAAATTAAGATCCCTTTTTTGTATTATAATCATAGGGTGTCTTAAAATCAATTTTTATTAATATTTATTTTTATATAAATATTAATTAATTATTTTATATAAATATTTATTCCAGTTTCTAAATCTTCGTATTTATTTATTCATTTCATGTAACATTTTTTTTAGAATCCGAATCTGAATCCGAATCCGAATCCGATTCGGAATATTCATACTCTTCTGATGTTAACTCTGAAGAATCTTCGGATCCATCGTCATCTTCATCTTCATCCGTGGTCGTGGACTCGCATTTTTCGTCACATAGTTCATCCTCAGAATCAGCATTTTCGGCCTCATCTTCACATTCATCGTCGTCATTATCTGAATCCCCCCCATCCTCCAAGGCATCTTCGATAATAAATCCATCTTTTAGATATCCGTCTTTGGTTTTCATACTTGAAGGAATATTATCCAACTCATCTTCTTCTTCATCATCTTCATCTTCATTGTCGGCAAGTGTTTCAAAACCGCCAAATAAGTGCTCGTACACTTTATTCCATTTTTCAACCGTAAGATCAACAATACTCATGTTTGAATCCCTCGCCAAAAGTGCGCAGTTTCCAAAAAACAGTGAGCTGTCTACAGGAGGAGGAAAATCATATTTATTTTCTTGATTCGCTTGGCCGTCGTGTCGCGCCCATAACTCAACTGTAATCATATTTTCGCCCTTTTTAGAATATGTCCATTCTGAAACCTTTCCAAATCCATCTGCCTTTTTAAAAGAACACTTTTTATACAATTCATCTGTCGTTGAACTTTTATATTCTTGAGCTTTCAAATCACCATTTTTTTCAACAATTACAATCGATGGCATTTATTTGTTTATACGATGTTTCCTTTTTTGTTGGATTTCTATATTTATCTTATTTCTTGGGTTTAAATCATTTATCAATAATATTTTATTTCATTTCATTTCGATTCACTGTTTTTATAAGATAAAAATAAATGAAATAAAAAATAAATAAAATAAAATAAAAAATAAAATAAAATATTGTACGTTTTTATCATATTAAACTTATATTTTTATAATTTATTAAAAGAAGTGTGTTCATAAAAATTTAGAAAAATTATAAATTAAAAATAAAATTAAAAATAACTATAACATGTGGTATTGGATTATCAAGGTTTCTATTTTATCACTTGTATTCATTTTTCTTCTTCATTATCTTTATTCTTTTTTTATATCAACGCTAACTGTTCCAAAAGTAAAAGATTTAGTAACACTTCCACAGAAAAAATATAACGAAATGTTTGACTCGTTACAACAACAACAACGCATACAACGCATAAATGACAACAATAAAAACAATGAAAACAATGCCAACGCCTCTACACAATCTATGAAGGAAGACCTTATTCATTTTCTTAAAGACCTTGGTTCTGGTTCTACTTCTGTATCTGAAGGACTCTATTCTTTTGATACAAGTATATCATCTTTTTCATTTACGAAATAAAAATATTTTATTTATTTTTATCGATCTTCAAGGATGTAAATTAAAATATTAAATGATCAAAATATATTATTAAAATATTAAATGATCAAAATATATTATTAAAATATTAAAAATTAAAATATAATTATAATTTATAATTTATTAGTAACAGTTTTAAAAATTAAAAGGTATAACAATTCACGAAAAAAATGGATCCTAGTGTTAGAATGAGTCAACTACTTCAAATTATAATAGAACAACCACCAGCATATGATCATTACATGGAATTCATAACATTATATAATCAACTCGAAGATAAACGTACAAAGACATTATATGAAAAAGACCTAAACGACGTATTTCAAGCTCTGAAAGAACTTGGGTATCCGGAGCTTAGTGATAGAATGAGTAGAATGAGTGAACTACTTAAAATTATAATAGAACAACCAACATATGATGATTGCATGGAATTCATAACATTATATAATCAACTCGATGAACTTACAAAGACAGTATATGAACAAAACCTAAACAAAGTCGTGTTTCAAGCTCTGGAAGGACTTGGGTGTATGGGGTATACGCGTGGTGGTTTAGCATTTGGTGTTAATTTAAAATTTTTGAAGAAATTTTCACCCCACTCTACTGCTGCACAATCCTCCGAGCCATTCCGTTCTGTTGAACCACCATCGCCGTTATCAGATGCATGGAATCATCTGCGTCTATCACAAGTCCCGCCGCCCGCACACTCTTCCGGCCTGCCTGCTGAAGACCCGCTTCAAGACCGGCTGACAGATTATGACGCCTCCATACTAGACGATACGCGGGGGTGTAGGCACGGCAAGCTGAGGCAGCACTGCAAGGATTGCGGGAAGTTTTGCCCGCACGGCAAGCTGAAGTGGCACTGCAAGGAATGCGGGAAGTTTTGCCCGCACGGCAAGCTGAAGTGGCACTGCAAGGAATGCGGGGGCAGTAATTTTTGCCAGCACGGCAGGCAAAAAAGCAGATGCAAAGAATGCGGGGGCGTGGGTATTTGTCAACACGACAGGGAAAAAAGAAACTGCAAAATTTGTGGGGGTACGAATATTTGCCAGCATGGCATGCTTAAATACAATTGCATAGATTGTAAGGGCACAAATAAATGCAAGCACGGCAGGGAAAAAAGATTCTGCAGAGATTGCGGGGGCAGCGGCATTTGTAACCACGGCAATAACAAAAGATACTGCAAAGTTTGTAATTCTCAAGGAGGAAGCAAAACCATAAAATCAAAAAAATCATATAGAAACGTTAAAATGTCGTTTAGAAAAAATAAAAAAGTCGTCGCTCATAAAAAAACAAAAAGATTAAAATCATCCAGTGCATCATCTAGAAAATCACATGTATATATTTAATATACAATACATTACGGTCAACTTCCTGATCCGATATTCCAATATTCCAGAGATACGAGATACGATGATATTAAATATTTTACAAACATGGTATAAAAGAATAGTTACATAGTATCCTATATACACATGCAACACATACCTAAGAACATGAATGCGTTTACAAGTAATAACAATAAAACGATTGTTACTCAAAGTAACACAAATAAACATACATATGCAAAATTACTACAGCAATTTCCAAAAATAAAATTTTCTTATGAGTTAAAATCTTATAAGAAAGTTTCTAATTCAAATATTAACATTGAGAATGACGATCACGATAATAATAATAATGTATATTTCATGATACCAAAAGGTAAAAAATTTTTTGTTTGGTTTAAAAATGATGAATGTTTATTTTTAGAACTTGACAACGATAAACAAGTCGTAAATGTAACATCTAAAAAAACGTCGCGCATTTTTCCCAATGATACAATCCTATACGGAACCCATTTTTATTATCGAGCACCGCCCCCTATAAATACAAATTCAAATTCTGTAGTAAATATTCAATATTATTTTACAATTGAAAATATTCATTATTATAATGGAGTCAACATTGATACGCAAACCGTATTTGAAAAATGTAAAACACTTCATCTTGCATTTACAACTGCAACATTGGAAAAAACTTTCCAAGTCGACATTGGGCTACCACACATTGATACTTGTCTTGAACGTATTTCGGCTTTAAAACCATTCTATCAAGTTTATTGTATTCAAAAAAAAAAGTCCAGTGATAAGATGAACCAGTATCAAAATATTCATTTGAATATGTTGTTGAATATACAAAAAGTAGATGCACAACAACAACCACAACAACCACAACAACCACAACAACCACAACAAGAGACACCAGTAAACGTAAACATCGTTTCAAAACATACGATAGAAAACAAAAAATATATCGAAAAATCAAAAGATTCTAATAATACTAATAATCATCATAATAAAAAGTATAAAATTTTTATCGTTTCAGCAGACATTCAAAACGACATTTATAATCTCGTGGATCCTAATGACTTGTCAAGTTATGACATCTCCAATAAACTTATTGCATCAATACCCGATTATAAAACCAGTGTTTTCATGAATGCCTTGTTTAGAAACATTAAAGAAAACAGATCTTTGGATGCTTTAGAAGAAAGCGACGATGAAGACGAATTTGAAAATACAAACATTGATAAATTCGTCGATTTAAATAAAAAAATAAAAATGAAGTGTGTTTTTAATTATAAATTTAAAAAATGGACACCGATTGAATGTGTCAAATGATTAAAAACAATGTATGTGTAAATATGTATTAGAATTAAATATATATAATTAAATAAAATAATTATATTATATTAGTATAAATATAATATAATATAATCATCTATTATGGCATTCAAACTAAAATATAATTTCAATGGTCCGCCTGATAATCACGTGTTGATGAAACAACGCGGAAATAATGCAACACTTACCGGCGTCAATCCGATGCCTCAACAATTTTATCCGTCTTCGAATGACAGCGTGTTTGCAATGGGTCGGCGCACGTTCGTACAAACAAAAGGCGAACCGAATGGAGTCAATAATTCAGACAATAAGATTGCCGGAACGGTTCGTGCCAGTATTGGTTCCACGTTTAACCAAATACCGCCTCATAAACGTACAGGACTTGTTGGAAAACCGATTTCATTCCCCCAAGACAGTTCGCAAAGAATTGAACGTCTTAAAAACAACGCCATTGGTGGAGGAAGTATGAAGGTGGGTTTAGCAACCAGCGCGCCCATGTCATTCAAAAGTAATGATACAACAAGTCGAAATGATGCGCTCAGGAGATGTCGCGCCGGCGGGTGTGTTGCGCCTAAGAAAAAGGGCGCAAACAATGCATTTAAATCGGGAGGCGGATCTATATACGGTAGTATCGGTAATCGTCAAATATACGCTCCTTGAAATAAATAATCCCTTGAAATAAAAAGAATCTTTAGAATAATTAATAAAAATTATTATATAACTTTTAACTTTTATAATTTTTATATAATAAATATATATACAGTAATTTAAGTTTAATCATGACTCAGACGTTGAGACGTTCAAAAAGTAAATACGCAAGAACACGACGCCAGAACAAAAAACAAAGACGCATACGTGGTGGTGGTTTTCTAAACGACGTTGGTAATACAATTGTAGGCGCATTCAAACCATCAACAGATGAGGAAAAATGTAAAGAATTAAAAGAAGCTGCTCAAAAAGCTTGCAGTAAAACTGCTGAAGGGGATATAGAAATGATGGAAATAGTGCCTTATGAACTCTCTTCTGGTTCTAGTGATGAACTCTCTTCTGGTTCTAGTGATGAACTCTCTTCTGCTGCTGCACCTCTTGGACTCCCTCCTGCACCTCTTGGACTCCCTCCTGCACCTCTTGGACTCTCTTCTGGTTCTGATACAGGGCTCTCTTCTGCTGCACCTCTTGAACTCTCTTCTGGTTCTGATACAGGGCTCTCTTCTGGTTCTGATACAGGGCTCTCTTCTGGTGCACCTCTTGAATTCCCTTCTGGTTCTGATACAACAGGGCTCCCTTCTGCTGCACCTCTTGAACTCTCTTCTGGTTCTAATAAAGGACTCCCTCCTGCACCTATTGTTAAAGACCAAAGAAAACTTGCTATGTTCGGTGGTGCAAAAAAAAGTAGAAGAAAGAATAAAAAACGAAGCCAAAGTCGTCGTAAAAAACATAAATCTAGAAAACATAAAAAATAATTAAAATAGTCATGGCTCGATTTTTTTAATTTATTAATTCTTTCATTTTCGTATTTATGATTTATCTCTCTTCTCTCTTATTTTGAAAATAGAAACTCAAAATAAAATCATTCGCAAATAAAAACCCGTGATTCAAAATATATATTTCATTTTACGACTTCATTTTTAGAGAGAAGAGAGATAAATCATAAATACTAAAAAAAATAAAAAAATAAAAAAATAAAAAAATAAAAAAATAAAATAAAATATTTTATATTCATTATATTATATTTTATTATTTTTAATGAATGAACAAAACAATAAAGGTAAGAGCGAATACGATAGGCGGATATAGAACAAAGGGTTCAAAAGATAAGCATAAACGATGCACACGAGGTTTTCGTCGGTCAAAGGCCACCGGAGAATGTGAGCCAGTACAGTATATCGTAAAAAACGACGGACTAGATAATACGCTTTTTTCGAATGATCTTATTGATGAACTCTCAAAAAATAAAGAAATAAAACAAGCAATGTCAAATAAAAGAGTTGCGTTTCAAACTCTGTCTCAATTCACAAGCTCGAAAAAGTTCCAAAGTCATAATACCAGTGACGCGAAAAAAGATAAACTTATTGAAGAAATTGGTTCATCGTGCGACGATGTTGTTTCATCCGACTACATTGAAGAATCATTACAAAATATATTGTACAGTGACCCCGACCCGTATATGGATATATTATTTATAAAAAATAAAAAGCAAAAGATTTTAGGATTCTTAATTGCTGAATTAGGAGCATGTAGAACACGCTCGCAAACATATACTATAAACTTGGTTTGTTCTGAAAGCGGTCTTGGAAAACTGCTGGTTGGAGCATGTTTATATTGCATTAAATTCAACGAAGATGTTGCAACAAAGGCGTGCGTTTTAGAATTGGCGCATGGATATCGAAACACACCCGCATTTTTCGTATATACCAGAATGGGTTTTAATGTTGATAATTCCATAATCGGAGACAACTGTTTTCATGACGCAATCCAAATGCCAATGTCTGTCAAATTAACCGACAAGTATACTAAACAATATATTGTTAATGCAATGGTTGGCGTCAATTTTAAACAAACCGATGTAGACGATGCTACCGGAATATACGAGTTGGGGCTTCCTTTACACTACTCAGAAGACAAGGGTAAAAGTGAAAACATTCAAGATAAAATTGCACTTATTGCCAACATTATACGCAAAATGAAAGTATATAGCGAAAATGAAAGATACAGAAATCCGAACGTTACTTTATTACCGTCTGATGAATGGAAATATGCGAAGATGATGAATATTATTAAAGTTGAAAATATTCCTATCATTTCACAACCAAAATTTCGCACGCATTTGTATGAACATAGTGCAATAAAAACGAAATTTATGAAAGAGTTAGAGAGAGAATTTGAAGATGCGAAAGAAGAATATAAAAAAAGTAAAATGCGCGTAAAAACTTAAAGATAATAAAAATAATAATTATTATAGTTATAGTATAATTATAGTTATATATATATATATATATAGTAAATTTATGTCTATCGTTATAACATTATTGCAGAGAGATGCAGTGCTGCGTTCTATAGGTGCCACAAACTCAAAACTATATGAAGTTTTATCCGACTACATGTGCAGCGAGGGATACATTAAATCCAGGATTGAGAAACTGGATATTATGTATAAGCTGGAAGTGATTGAAAGTTACATTTCAGAAATACCGGATGCAGTTCATGAGCGACCAAGTATTCATAAAGCGCTTGTTGGCATTCATGAAATGTGTGTCAAGCTGCACAATGAGCTGGACGACATGCTGAAAAAAATTAAAGCGCACAGTCAAAAATATTTTTATTATGTGCGAAGTTTCGATGTCTCGGCAGATTTAGTCAATATTGAAACTCACGTTTATAATTTAGACCATCGATTTAAAATGTTTTTAGGACTAATGAATACGGCGACCGCAACGATGTTGTAATTTTTTCCTTGTTATATTATTTTTTCCATATTTATGTCGTGATAACTTGTTATATTTCTTTTTATTTTTATTTGATTTTGTTGCAGATTGTTTAATTTTCTTATTCTTACGACTTTTTTTCCCGCCAAATCCTAATTTAGTAAGATATCTTGCGCGAATTTGATTTCCCTTCATTCGCGCAATTTCTAATAGCTTTGCTTTTTGTTCTTCTGCTTTTTGTTGTGCCGCTTTTTGTTCTTCTGCTTTTTGTTGTGCCGCTTTTTGTTCTGCTGCTTTTTGTTCTTCTGCTTTTTGTTCTTCTGCTTTTTGTTGTGCCGCTTTTTGTTGTGCCAATCTTGCTCCTCGCATTTCTCCTTGTAGCGCTGCTTCTTGGATCGTTGTCGCTCGTGCTGTCATGAATTGTTCTTGTTTTAATTGTTCTGCAATATCGGAAGACCAAGTATTTACTACATTGGTTGATTTATAACGTTGATATAGTGCGTTTAGTTCTTCAAATGTTTTGTTTGATACTAAATAATCAGATTTTGCAATAAATGTAGGATAACATGTTAATCCGCGAACGTTAAGCGACATATTTAACTTAAAATCTATACCAACTTTAGTACGAGGATGAAATAATTCAATACTACAATATAATTGTAAAAATGGATGAATGGGTGGTATAAAAAACAATGAATCTTCATTTGACAAATCGTGTAGAAGAAATTTTTTAATACTATATTTTATTTTATCATTATTAACGAATTGTCCTATTCTATAATCCATATTACGATCTGTTGCATAATGTAATGTACAACCAGTTTTATCATTTACACAACCACTTAACATTGATGCATTGAAAGAAAGTGAAGTTCCTGAATTTACTAAATCATCATTATGTTTAGTTAATACATCTTTATCATTCCTTGCTCCTCGATACAGAATTGTATGTCCTTTGGAATATTGTTTTTCAAAATGAATCGTTTGGCGAAGTATATTTATTCGTTCCAATCTATGTAGTTCAAAAATGTGAGAAATGAAAGAATCGATGATGAGTTCTTCAAATAATTCATTATATGATTCTCGAATATCAGGTCTATGTTGACTTATAATTTTTTTCATAATAAACACATTTAATGAAAAAATGTTCTTTTTTATAGAGTTAGTATATTCACGTGTAAGGGCATTATAACCACGAATTGTTTCTATATGTTCGTCGCATTCATATCTAAAATTAAAATTTTCAAATTTATTATGATGTAAATTATGATGTAAATTAAATAAATCATATAAAACTCTTGGTATTTGCATGATAATTATATGAGCTAGGCCGGCTTCTGCCATTTTTTCTCGTATGAATAACAATTCATGTTGAAGCAACTTTGTTTTTTCTTCAGGCGACATACTGTTGACTAATTCACTTCCTGCTAAATAACATGGATACGAATAATTTAGTATAATTTCATATATCTTTTCTAATTCTTCTTCAGTAAATTCTAATAACTGTGCTGGATCTGGATCTCTTTTATACCATACGTATGCATAATTCGTAATATCGGGTTCAGACATAAATTTTTTATAGTATTTTTTTATAAAAACAAGATAATGAATAAATACAAAATAATATAATATACAAAAAATGAAAATATATATAATATATATATTATAGAATATTATAGAATATATACAAATAAATATATATATGTCATCATCATTGTTTCACAATTTGCCAATTACAAAAGAAAAGGTAAATTCAGTAATAGCAAAATTAAAAACTAACTTGAGAAGAAACCCTACAGAAGATGAAATAGCCACAGATCTTAATATAAGTAAGGAAGAGTTACGACGTTTTAAACTGCCTTCTTCTTTTGACATGGGTCCATTTAAGGATCCCTTGCGATACGACCAGCCACGACCGCATGGTTATGAAACTCCAACTGGATTACTTTATAATAATGATCCAAATAGAATAGCGGCTCTTTCAATACTTCAAGGAAAAAAGGGCGGTCAAAGTACAAGAAATTTAAAAAAAAATAAAAACAAACATAAGAAAACGTCATCACGACAACGTAGACATCATAGTAAAAAAAATAAAAAATCAATGAAACGCAAAATAACTTTATTTAAAAAATAGTTTAATCAAATAAATATATAAATATAAAAACATAGATTTATATATTTATTTAATCATTTAATCGATTATAAATAAGAAAATAAAAAAATAATAATAAATATGAACCCAACGAATACAATTACAGTTGTTGTAAAGAATGATAATTTAGAAACAGAATGCATTGACACCGTTAAAAAGTTATTTGAACAGTATCCAAATGCAAACATGAAACAAAAAATACATCATTACATTAAAAATATCTTGCCGGGCACCTGTGAAAATGCGTGTCAGCAACGAAAAGAGAGAGAAGAGAGAAAGAATACGCTGGAAGAAAAATCGGACGAGTTTATTGAAGAATTTTTGGCAAAAACGCGGTTTTTTTACCATTCGCCAACCGATCTGTTTTTCACATATTCAGATGATAAAATGTATGAAGTCGTAAAAGAAGACAACATTCAGCACTTGATTCTCACGACAATAACGTCGAAATTCCCGGAATTAATGCCGTGGAAATATAAAATTAAAATACAACTTATGAAACGAATCAAGGACAATAATGTTCTGAAATCCATTCCAGAATCAGAAACCATTCAAGACATTATACAACTTTTAGTGCCGTCACTTTTTTCAACGAAAGATTCTGCGAAATATTTTTTGACTGTAATCGGCGATATTCTGCATAAAAAGAAATCATATTATTATTTTATTCATTCCAAGACGCTAATACCACTATTTAAAGAGCTAAGTCAAGAATGTTATAAATTTTTCGGAGTGAATTTGTTGAACCATTTCAAATTTAAATATTATGAACATGCAAACGATGAGTGTCGTTTAATTCAAATGCGCGAAATCTCTCCGTCTTCCCTTTTATGCAATTTTATTGATTCGAATCGACTCATTAATTTATTTTGCGTGGCTTCGCATTACTCTACACGATATGTGTGCGGAGATTCATATTTAGAAAATCATTGTAATAATTATTCGGTCATCAATTATGCTTTATATTTAAAAAATAGTAAAAGCATTGAAATCGTAAAACAATTTATAAATGCCACCACAGAAGAATGCAGTGGATACCACATTTCGTGGAAAAATATGTTGTATTTATGGAAAGTATTTATTGAAGACGAAAACATTCCAAGTGTATTTTTCAACCATTCTCTCAAACAAATGTTGTTAACACAATCGCATGAACTTGGACTTGAAATTGCATCCGATGCCGGCTTTACATTGAGTTCAATTTCGAATACGAACTCCTTTGGAACAATTTGTGAAACTGAGAATTTTGTCATAAAAAATAGAACAAGTAAACACATCCCTTTTGTGTGTAATTTTATTTCGTATTGGGAAAATAATATTATTTGTTACTATGACTGTGATACCAACGCAGAAGAAGAATGCGATGAACAAGAACAAGAAGAAGAATATGAATTAGAAATTGATGAACTGCTCATGTTGTTTAATAAATCGATCAAAAAATCGGCGACCACCTTGTTGCATAACAATGCATCTGATAAAATGCTTCTAGGTCTCATACGCCATTTTTATCCCGATGTTATCATTGAAGATGATAAATATTTGATTCAAGTTGGAATCAAACCGGAAATTTGGAATAAACAAAAAGAAATTGAAGAGTTTAATGAGTATTATAAATTGTTAAAAAATTCACAAACTCCTTCTCCACCAATTAATTCTGCATCGATGACTAGTCACTCTTTGTATTCGATTTATCAATCTTATTGCAAATATGCGTTTGACAAGGGGTATCATGTTATCAGTAAACGATGGTTTGAAAAATATTTTATTTCAAAGTATGACATATTTCTAATTGATAATACAATTGTTTCATCGAAATGGTTTCAATTATGAATAATATTAAGATTAATAATATATAAATAAATAAATAATATTTTAATATTTTATAAATAAATAATATTTTAATATTTTATAAATAAATTTAAATTTCATGAAAAAAAATTCAAAAAATTTAAAAAGTTCAAATAAAAGAACAAATAAAATAAATAATAAAAAACGCTCTAGTGTAAGGGGGTACTATACGGGTGGCAAGGAGATACCGCCAAAATGGAAAGAATATGGATATAGAAAGAAAGATTATTTTATACAAGATCGACAAGAACAGTTAAGGATAGAACGTTTAGAACGCGAAATGCAAAAAGTTTTAACGAATATAATCATTCAATCCATTATGATAATAATGAATGATGATCAAGCAGAAAGATTTCAAACATACATTCGTGAAAATATAAGAATTGAAGATAATATACAAAATCATAACCAAATGATTCATGAATTTGTTATTCAGGCAGTTGAATTGTTAGATGATGAACAAAGATTACTAACCAGAAGAGTTATAAATGCGGTTCAACAAGAACGCATAGAAAGAGTGAGAATGAATCAACCGTTTGGACGTCAACAAATACTTGACACAATTGAAAGAGTGGTGCGAGAAAATATGGGTGCAATTGCTAGAAATAGTGGCGGAGGGAGAGGTTACTACAAACGTTATACACGTAAAAAAATATCAAATCGAAAATGAAACTACTTTCCATCTGTTTTATAGACCGGCATATTTGCTTTGGCGCCATCGGATGCCTGTTTTTTAGCGGCTTGGCTTGCCAAAAATTTCGCTGCCAATTCGCGTGCTTGTTTGGGCGTTTGGACACACGGCACGGATAACATGTAGTTATAACTTATGGACGTAATTAAAATACCAGTTAACAAATACCAAATGAAGTAGGACACAATATTTTTCAGTCGAATAAAATTTTTAAGTTGGACGAACTCTGGTGGTGGCGGCTCAATACCAGGTTGTACTTCTTGAAAATTATTGAAGAATTGCACTTTTATACTTTTATTCCAAAAATTTTCAATATTCTCATCATTAATAGTATTAATAATTGTGGATGGATCATTGGTTACATTTTGTATGACTTTGAATGCATCCTTACTAGACGTATTTCCGACATTGAGCAACTTGTCTGTAAAAAAAGAAGCCACGCCAGCTACACTGGCAATTGCATAACCGATTGTATTTGAAAAAGCAGACAGCCATCCTGGAAACACGCTCAACAGCAAATTAAGAAGTCCAAAAATGAAAAGCCACGGAATAAAAGTTGCGAGAGCGGCAGTTCCCACATTGGAAGGACTGTTGCACATTTGTTTTGCTAAATATATATTTAAACCGAATTGACTTGAAAGAACCAACAGAAAATATATAATGAACAATGTTGATTCTATTCCTGGCATGAAATACTTAAAAATAAAATACACTAGAGTAATCCCGGTGAATACATAAATTGATACTACAGGATCGATGACTTGTTTTGACGTTTTAGTGTTTTTTATCGCTGTTGGTGGCGTTGCTGTTGGTGGCGTTGCTGTTGGTGGCGTTGCTGTTGGTGGCGCATTATTTGGATTTTGTTGGGAAGAAGACATGTCTATATTATTATTATTATTATAATTAAATAAATAATAATAATATTTAATTTTTAATTTATATATACTTTTTCTTATTGGTTTTTCTTTTTGTCATTTTTTTATTTTTTTTTGTCCTTCTTCTATTATTTCGTTGTCGTTTTGTATACCGTCTTTTATGTTTGCCACCTGAGAGTTCGTCAGGATCGTAATCGGCAAATAGATTTTTTTCAAATGAATTTTCTTCAATGAATCCATCATCTCCTACTCTGAATCCGGAATTCAGTTCTACTGCTGCCGATGCCGGTCCTACTGCTGCCGATGCCGGTCCTACTGCTGCTGCTGCCGATCTTTGTAATCCTTCTAATCCTGGTAAATCATCCGCTTCACTATGACCATCACCATGACCCTGAGGAAGAAAAAACCGATCATTATTATCATGTATTTCCGAAATAGCGTCTCTAAGTTTGCGACAATCTTTACATCTGGTCCGTAGTATGCCATGATGACAAATACTGCCGCCCCCACAGATTTTACACATAGTTCGCCGTATACCATGAGGACAAATGCTGCCTCCGCCACATTCCCTGCATAGATGTCGCAATTTATCATGAGAACACCTGTTGGCGCCCCCACATTCTTTGCACTCACTCTTCCGCTTTGCATGCTGACAAATGCCCCGTCCACCACATAGTTTACATACGTATTTAATAATTCCATGCTCACAAATTTCGCCCCATGCACATTCCTTGCACCTTTCTCGCCGTATACCATGTTTACAAAACATATTATATATAGATTATAATATATATATAATATATATAATATATAATATATACTTTATTCATAATTTATGATTAAAAAATAATAAAAATAATAAAAATATAATTTGTAATTTACATTTAATTATTTTCGTTTACTAAATACAAATAAATATACAAATAAAAATAATAAAATAAATAAATAAAAAATAAATAAAATAAAAATGAATTTTGGAATGAATTTTTTTAGATCGGGTTTATCAAATGATGAAAAACCGACCCTGATCGAACCCGGTGTAAAATCATTCTTTAGCGGTGTGCTAAAAGGGTGCAACCAAATTCGAAATAACCACTACAACACGCTCTTCAATATATCCATGTTTGCTCTTTTTGTATTCCTCCTTTGTTCCATCCTTTATTTTAAATACAAGGGTAAATTAACACCGGAAGAAAAAGAACGTAAAAAACAACAAGAAAAACAATACATTTTAACAAGATTGAATAATGTTTCTGCAGTCATCAATATGGATCGACAAAAAGTTGGAAATATCACAAATGCAAATTTGATTACCGATTTACCGGGGTGGTGAATAATTTCTTATATAATTTTTCTTCTTCCTTTATTTCTTTATTCATTCCTTTATTCATAATATAAATAAATATAATAAAAATATAGTCAATATATAAGTATATACGTATATATTTATTTATACATATGTTTTATTATTTAAAGTATATTGGACTTGGAATTTTCAAAAGAATTATCAATGTCACAAAACGAAGCGGGCTGATTCATGACGCAAACTTTCACATCTATCATATAAATAATTCGATCTCGGTTTCAAGCATTCCGACAAAAGATAATTTTGACATAATTTCAGAATTTGATGCAGTTATTGGTTTCATTGAATCAAATGAGTATCGAAGTCATGATGTTGAATGGATAAATAATACCATTATTAAGTATTATGGAATACCGGTTCCTGATTATATGCCTCCATCAAAAGATAATTATAAACAATTATTTGATATTATAGATAAAATTCATGCTGAAAATCCAAAAGCGCGCATCTTAATACACTGTTATGCGGGGAAGGGGCGAAGTAACTGTGGAGCGGTCGCATACCTAATGTATAAACATGGAATGAATTCTGAAGACGCCATTCATTTAGTTGAAAAGAAAAATCCTCGAAGTCATATGAACCGCTGGCAAAAAGATTCTTTGCAACATTTAGATAATTATATATCAAGAATATAAATATTATAACATATATATACACATTATTATATACATTATTATAACATATATATACATTATTTTATAACATATATATATACATATATATACATATATATACATATATACATTTGTATAATATTTTTTTATTTAAATTCTATAACAACATCTTAAAATGAGCGAAATATCCGAATCGGTTGAAATAAATGACGAAGAAAAAACGACCATGTTTTTTAAATTAAGACAAGATTACATTGAAGAGAGAAAAAAGATAATTAGCCAATTGTATAAAAAAACAAAATTTATGGAAATGACAAACGATAAAAAACGCAACGAACTGAAAAAAAAAATTCTTGAATCTGAACTTATAAAAAACATTATGGAAAAAATGCAACGACTGAAAAGGAGTCGTGGATTTAAACTTGGAAACACACACAATCTCCAAGATTTGCTCACATCGCAATTTAAAAAAGTCGAAGCAATGAAGGAACAAATTATAAATTTAAAACTGGATTTGCTATTTAATTATAAAACAGAGGACGAAACGCTTGCTGAAATTTCCGGGAAAATACCCGAATTTAATAAACAGCTTGAAATTTATAAAAAATATCTCTCTGATTATGAAACCGTTGTTGGAAATAAAGAGACGCATGTTCGTTACATACGCACACGAGATGAAATTCAATCGGTTTTATCGAATATTGAAAAACAGCAAGAACTGATTTTAAAAACGCACGATCCCTTGAAACAAGTTGAAATTATTCGCAACATGCTGGAAACGTATCAATCCTCTCTCCAGTTCGATCCTGAGTATCAAGACGATGACGCGACGGCAGAAAATATGGATGAAGAGTTGGAAGAACCCGTTTTAAAACGACGCGAAACGGAAACAACCAAACTCATGAAATTAAAGTACGCGAATTGTTCCATGTATAAATCGCACCCCGACGATGATGAAATTTATTTGATTCAAACTCCATACACAATTTCACAACTGGAAATTATAAAAAAATAAAAATTATATTTAATTATTATATAACAATATTTAGGAAAAATGAGCGGAAGAAACAATAGAAAAAGGGGGGACATAGATAAACTGGCTATTATGAGGAGAATGCGGGAAGAAGAAGAAATGCGGAAACAAGAAGAAATGGAGAGAATGCAGAGAATGCAGAGAGGAGTTATTTTTACAATTGGACAAGATGGTCCATTTGATCGTGTTGTTGATGTCGAACCATTTGTTCCTCCTGTTCGTCCCATGACTTTACAAGATTATGAAAATTCTGAAAAGGAAAAAGCCGATTTACTTGAAATTCAAGCTCGTTTCAATTTTCGTAATGAGGAAGCTGACTTATTAAAAGCTCGTCTTCATCTCAATGAAGAAGAAAATCGTCGTCATCTCAAAAGATTAAACGATTCATTCGAAAAATATGATATGTCTGATTTTGAAGGCGGACAAAGAAAAAAAAAGAAATATAAACAAACACAAACACGACAAAAAAAACAACATCGTCGTCGCCATCGCCGTCGTTCTACAAGAAAATATAAAAAATAAACTTTACCACCAATTGTCATTCGATTTATTATTGAATTATATTTTCATTTTTTTTATATAATTCAATAATAACAACACGAATACGAATTCGAAGAGTAAAAACTCATGCCAAATATTACAACTCCAAAAATAAATAACCCGCAAAATTTTAAAAGTTCGAATACTTTAGTTACAACTCGAAAGCCGCATTATGCAACAAAAGTAGATACGGCATTCAATATTGTCCCGGGCATGCATCGCCCGAATGCAAACAATGTGCCCAATAATTTAGAGCAGCGCGATTTCATCGGACCTGATTTTAAAGCGCGCCCGCTAAAACATTGGCGGAGACAACTAGTTCCCACAAATCCGTCCAGCGATAATTCCACACAAAAACGAATGTCGCGAGTGTATTTTATGGATACTCCCGGCTCCGCCGTTTATAAAACGAATGAAGACACGTGCAAATGCATCGTGGATACCGGACACAATTCTTTCGAAATTGCAGAAGCATTCAATGAAAATAATTTTACCGATGGTACGAAAGTGCAAAACAACGGTTTTACCGATGGTACGAAAGTGCAAAACAACGGACAAATTGATGTTCCTTCATTTTATTTAAGTGCCCCTATCATCGAAGCCATTTATAATGACATTCCAGGAACACCCGTTATTATTGATATTGAATACGTCAATGATGAACCCACTGTTCCAGATATTGTAAGCGTGGATCCGATAACTCCATTCAATGAAAATCCAATTCCTGATCAAGAACCAACGATTGACACGAATTACCACATTTATACCAGCGTGTTTGATAGTGAATGCATTGCATGCAATCCCGAAGTCAATGTTATCAAGTCGGGAATAGTAACGCAGAGTCAATCATACTACGGGTCGACATCGCAGTATCTAGAATCCAGGTGCCGAACGTATACACAACGCGAATCGACAACGAAGCTCCCTGACGGTATATATTATCCAAGTCCAACAAACAATGTTCCCTTCATCTTTTTATACCCGAATAATGATCCTCGAGGTCCGCAAGTGTATGAACCCAAAAATTGCGCCAATCCTAAAATATATAACTATAACCCACTTAACACTCCACCGAATAATTATTGTAGCGTCATTTATAAACCGAATAATCCACAATTCGCGCGTCAAGGCGCTGTTTCTGGAAGCGCGCGCCTACAAAAACTAAAATCTGACACCATAACAAGCAATGGATTTTCATATTACTCGGCATACGGGGCAACCATGGCGAATGCTGGCAACTTTCAAGGAACCAATGAATCGAACAATTATTTCGTAAAAAATAGAAATTTTCCATTAACCGAATATATTGCTCTCGACAAATATCGGCAAAATAAATTATCTGGATGCTGTTAACAGCTCGTATTATTTATACTCTTGGAATTTTTATTCCCAAAACGCTTTGAATCTTGTTTACATGTGTCGCGTTATACACACACACTCCTCGCTCAATTTCATTGATAATGGAAACATCCATATTGCATTTTTGCGCCAATTCTTTTTGTGTCATATTTTTTTCAGAACGCGCGCTCATAACGGCTTGTGATGTATTTTTCGATACGTATTTTGTTTTCTTGATGTCGTCATCGCTGGCTGCTTTATAAACGCCAACATTTGATAGTGATGATGATGATGATGATGATGATGATGATGATGAGGGCTTTCTAGTATCCTTTCCATCATTTGATTTCTTGTTGAATACAACAGGCGTCCAATCTTGATGGCTCATATTTTTTCTATTTGCTTTGCGTTAAATGCTGTCAATAACATGCAAGTAGAAAAAATATTCAATTTTATTTATAATTGTTATTATATATAATGATTATTATAATGATTCATAAACAGCGTCAACCAATCCATATTTAATGCACTTCTCTTGAGTAAGCCAAATGTCATGTTTTAATAATTCAGTCAATTCTTTATGTGGTATTTTTGTATATTTTCCATACAATCGTTTAATCTGGTTCATCAATTCATTTAAATGTTTATATTCATCATCAATTTCGCTCATTTTCCCCCACATGCTACTGTTTAATTGATGAATAAGCATATATGCATTATCACAAATAAACCGTTTATCACATACTACGCTAATTATTGTTCCTGCTGAAGCGGCACAACCCTCAATGATTGAATAAACAGGAACACGCAAATTCTTTATCGTATCTACTGTAGAATACGCATCATAAAGCGACCCCCCCAATGAATTAATGTGAAGGTAAACCGGGATGTTTTTAATATTTAAATCAAAGCATGTTGTGTGAACAAATCTTGCAGCTTCTCGTAATAGGACATTTAATTTAAATATAGATTCACGAGAAACTTCGCTATAAAAGTATACGTGATTATTTTCTCTAACAATTTTTGATTCATCGTCATTATCACTGTCACTCTTATCGCTGTCGTGACCATTCTGCTTCGCAATCGATTTTTTATTGGTTTTTACCAGCATTGGATTTTTCATATTTGTATACATTTGTGTGTATATACAAATACATACAAACCTTTATATACGTTTGGTTCATCATAAATTAAAATGTTTATTTATCATGTTTATTTATCATGTTTATTTATCATGTTTATTTATCATGTTTATTTATCATGTTTATTTATCATGTTTATTTATCATGTTTATTTATCATGTTTATTTATCATGTTTATTTATCCCCAGATTTGTTCCTCTTTTTCAAGCGTTGCTCCATGCAACATGCTAAACGATTTATTTTCACTCGAAAAAAAACTAGGAGTCAAAATACTCCAATCCAGGTCGCTTTTCAAAAGTGTGAGTTTTGTATAAATGTATCCGATTAGCGCACTGCACCAAAACCTCGACGTTTTTTGCGGTTTAAAATCCTTTTGAGTGTACGCTTCAATCCAATCTATAACCACTATATCATATGGTTTATCATACACAACCTGGTGAATCTCGCGCAACACATCAATATTGAATATTTTATGATATTGTTCTTCGGATTCGCATTTCAGTCGTCGCAAGTATATTTTCCCCTCGTACGTTTTTAGAAAATTCTCAAATTCAATGAATTGAACGCCGAATTTTTTTACGCCGTCTTCTTGATCCGGCGTGTTTGATATGCCCGATGACCACACGTATGTGCCCTTTAGTGCAGGGTTCGTCATTTCCGGATCAACTACGACCATTCCCACATGAGAAAAATCGCTCATTGTAAAAAATTTTACAAGCCAACTGAATACACCCCAGTCGTCATGCTGCAAATCATCACACACCAGTAAATCTCCTGTTTTAAGCTTTAGTTTTGTTATATCTATTCCTTTATTTACTTCTTCCATGATTCGTATATTAATTTTTATACTATAATTATATTTTTTAAGTTTTTAAATATTTTACTTAAATATTTATTATAAAAATAATAAAATTTAATTTCAAAAAAATCATATTACATGCTAAGGTATACATCTCTCGGAAACATCGAGACAACATATTTTACCAAAGAATACGCGGCCACGAACAGCCACACCATGAAAAATGGATATGCCACAATGAACACGAAAATGCCGAGAGAACGCGTAGTAAACTGGCGATAATAAACGACGCCGATTGCAATCCATACTAGTGCGCATACCCAATATAAATTGCGAAACAAATAGAACCACCATGAAAACGACTGAATCTGTTTTTCCATATAAAATATTTTTCGACTGCTAACTGTTGGAGAAGGAGGAGGAGAAGGAGGAGGAGAAGGAGGAGGAGAAGGAGGAGAAGGAGGAGAAGGAGGAGGAGGAGGAGGAGGAGGAGTAGGAGGAGGGTTATCTCCTCCGACTTGCGTATTCGTGGACAACATGTTTTTATAATTTGATAAATTGTATATTTCATCGTTTTGTGATTTGATTTTCATTACTCCTATATTAATTTCATTCATAATCATCGCGTGCTCATCCTTTAACTTCTTCATTTCTTGGTCTGCATTTTTAGCGTATCGCGTTCTTAATAATTCGGTATATTTTTTACGACCATCTCTATTTAATAGATAATCGTGTTCGGCTTGTGTGAGTTTTTCGGGCGCAACTCTAACATTTCGTTCTGCGTCTAAATACCGTTGTTTTAATTCACTTCGTTGTTTTGCCATTAAACAATCATGATCGCACGAATTGTTAACGCCTGCAACCATGTCATTTATACTTTGAATACTTTGAAGTAGTGCAGCATTGTCTGTCATATTTTCGCGTTTACGTTTTTATTATTTTATTTCGTTTTTATTTATTTATAAAGTGTTATATTAAAAATTATTTACTATTACTATAATAATCATATTATTATTTTTTATAATAATGAAATTAATTATTTAATTTTACCTAATTTCATTTTCATCTAAATTTAATTTTTATATATTACCATAATTATCTTCCATTGTAAATGGATTTACGCCCTGTCCTTGTCCTCTTTCAGAAAAATATTTTCGAGGCACCTTTGACAGCATGAAACTTTCAGATACTTTTGACTGAACAGAGGGTGGTAGCGAACTGGTTGTTGACCCGGATCCAGCCGTTGATGCAGCAGAAATTGAAGACGATGATGCAGCCGGTGCGGGCGGATCGCCACTGTTTGCACTTGGAGTTAAATCCGACATGAATGTTGTTGACGATGATTTCATCGAATCTTCCACAGATGCTGCCGAGGATGAAACGGATTTATACATGGATTCCAACTTTGATGACATGCTGTCACTGTTAGTCGTACTCGTACTCGCACATGTTCGATCTTTTGACATCGGTTTTTTGTGCATAGGTTGTTTCGAAATCGAGTGCGCCATTTTTTGAGAATCAAATCCCCAATTGTATTCATCATAGTTGATATTGCTCCTTTGATATGCATCATACATCAACGAACCAATGTATAATCCGCCTGCAAGAATAATTATGACAACCAAAACAATTACCATTTCTTGCGGCAACCACTCCAAATTCATGAGCACAACAAAAAATATTACCAAAAAACATACCACAATAATATATTTCATTATGATGACGCGCGCTTCGTATTGTTTTTTATAATAGACGTTGATGTCGACCATTTTTTTCGTATTTTCAACATCTTGGCTTAGTGCCGCAGTTGCAGCTTTTCGAGCATTCAAATCATTCTCTTTCAGTGTAACAATAGTGTGTTTATCTTGCACGTTGGCATTCATGGTGTCATTTAAACTCGCATTGTTTTGAGCGTGTATAATCAGCGTGTCGAATAACTGGGATCGAATATTTGTAAGTTGTGTAATGTCATTGATAAGCACCTTTTGTTGCGCAATGTTATCTGGTGTTGGATTTGAAGCGAGTAACGTATTCAAATCGTCATATTTCTTATTTTCTAAATCTTGTAAATTCGATATTTTTTCAATAATTTGTTCGGTTGTACTGTCTTGACTCGGCGGAGGGGACGTTTTCGATTTCGAGTCACCGTGACTGTGACTGTTACTATCACTATCAATAACGTATGTCGGAACAGTTGGCGCATTAACTGATGCAGCGGTTTGTCTCGGCGAATTTGGCGCGACAGTTAAAGAAGACATGATATTTAAGTTGGAAGTTGGAAGTTGGAAGTTGGTTAAATTATATAAATAGCGTTAAATAGTTAAATCCTATAATAAAAAACGAAAAATATATTATAAAAATACTCTATAATATATTATATTATTTTTATTATTTTTTATAATTATTCCCGTTCAATTCTTTTTATCTTATTGAATTGAATTGTGAACTGTGGTTAATTGAATACAAACAGCGGATTGATACTTTCAAATGGTAGTTGCGGTCGTGAAATATGAAAACGAGCCAACACAAATTGAATAATAAAATAAATAAACAATAATAATGCAATTATTCCAAATGCTAAACCATAAGACGAATCTGACTCATTGCTGCCGCTATCGAATGATGATTCCGATGACGACGATGTATAAAAAAAATTGCTAAACATTATGACAAAGAGTAAAATCGCGATAACCAACCACATTATATAAAATGTATAATTCGATTCAAACTGTATGCGCGTATCTTTTTCTTGTGCAAGTAGTGATGACGATGACGATGTTCCAAAGAACGCCTCCTTTACATTCGCTGTTGTCGCTATTGTCGCCGTTGCCGGTTTTACATTTACATCTAGATTCGCATGTTTTGGATTCACATGTTTCGGTTTACTGTTCATTTTATTTTTTACGATATTTGTAGTTACGGCATCCGTCAATGAAATATCCATGTCGCGTGACTGAGAAGCCAAATTGGCCATTTTCGTTTCTACTGAGCGCAGCTGTTGTTCTATATTTTTCCGGTCCGCAGCAGTCGTGGACTGTTGGGAGGAAAGCGCTTTAATTAATGCTGTGCCGGCATTCATCATATCGTCGCGCGTCGATTTCAGCGTGCTTTGAACCGTTGGACTAAAAATGGTGGCCGCTTTGGCTTTATTTGCGTCTTGACTGTTGGTAAATGTGTTGACGATCCACACCGGAACACTGTTCATTTTTGCAAATGGGCGAATATTCTCTCCAGGAACATTGCTTCCAACACGAACACACGAAGCGGCGCACATGTTCAACATGTAATTTGGATTTTTTTCGCATTCTCCGGAATCAGCCCATCCCGAACAACTGTCATTTTGATCCACGAATTTTTTAGCGCTATCTCCCGGATCCTGCGTTGTAACGAGGACAAAATTATTGGCATTTTTACTCCAATAATTTAAATCGATGCCATTCCCCTGGCAGTACTCATTTGCAAGCGCAATTCGCTGATTGATTTCATCGGGCGATGGTGGTGTGATGCATGAACTCATCCAATTATTCATTGCGTTTTCATCATAATTGTTAAACCCAGCAATGCAAACCGGCTGTCCGTTGAACATGGTTGTTGGACAGCACTTTTGACCGGCGAGCGGCGCAATACAAGTTCCGCTGTCATTTGGATTTGCATTCCATCCCGGCACCGTGACGCCGGCTTGAACACATGGCAACAAGTTTGCAGTTGGTGATGCGGCATTTGGGAGTGCGGTTCGAATTTCGCCGTTTGAATTGGATACGCCCATTGCGCTACAATCAGTTCCTCCTAAAGATGCATCGCAATTAAAGCAACTGTTGATTGGCGTAAGCGTTTTTACTTGAACCACAAAATAATTGTTTCCTTTTAAAATTTCTTTATTGTATTCTGAAATGGCGTTCGAATATGCGTTCATTTTCGAATCAAATGCGTCATTCAGCTTTTGAATGTCTGCAATTCCTGCTGTTGTTCCTGTTGCCGATACAGTTTCCGGCACCGATGCCGTAGATGAAGATGCGGTTACCGGCGTTGGAACTCCGTTTCCACTTTCAAATGGTTCGACCATTTTTTTAAAATAGTGCATCGGATTCAACTGATTCAGTAAAGATTCAGATTTTCCTTTTCGTTCATTTGGTCCATTTTTTTGCGCTAAATATATATTTGATGCATTTTTTACATTTATTTGGTCGTTGATCTTCTCTTCTTCATTTAAAAATGCGCGTCCTTGGCGTAAACTATACATATGGCTTGAATTTATTTTTGAATTATTTTTTTTGGATTGGCTGGACTAAATTACTATTTACTTTTTTTACTATATATATTATTATATTATAAACTTTTTTAATATACATAATATTTTTTTTATATCATTTCTATTATATTCTAATCTCTCCATCCATTTCTCTAAAATTCACTCTGTATTCGAGGTTTGTACAATAAATATAGTATGACTCCTGCGCCAACAACATACATCATGGTGCCAAATACAGTTGTTCTATACAGCTCTTTATAATCTTCCAAAGATAGCTCCGCCGCAGATTTGGTTTGATCACGCGCGCCCCCCGCTTCATTCATGTCTAAAAATATCTTATGAACCGGAGTAATGTCTGCATTGATGCTTGATATTTTTTTCGAATTTGAAGCAATTTGTGATCTGACTTTTTCTAAAAGCTGATTTGCAGCGTGTCTGTATTTTAATAGTGCAGCATCGTTTGGATCAGGAGCTGCTGCCTGAGACGTAGGTTTGGCTGCAGTTGTCGTCGTCGCCGCAGTAGAGTCGGCAGAAAACGATGGTTTCGGTAGCGAAAGCATGGCATTTGTGTTAAAGTTTACATAATTGGTTTTGAAATTGGCCAACACGTCATCAAACGTTTGATTTATGGCCTGAATGTCATTCTGAAAATTATTACTCATTCGTTTTATTTTATCGTTTCTATTTATTTTTTGATTAGTTTGCTTATAATAGTTGTTTATTTATATATAAATGATATAAATAAATAATAAATAACATTTATATTATCGTAAAGTTAATTCATATTTTTAAATAAGTAAATAAATTAATATTCGTTACAGTTAAATATCTATGTTGCGCTGGAAGTAATATATTTTTAAGAGGTCGTTGTCCATCTTTCCCTACATAATTTAACGATAAATTATCAATTTTAGAATAATCAGGTCGATATAAAAAATCGTAATCACTAATCCAGAAAGATTCTATGTCATAAAACGTACTACTACCTGATGAAGTTACTTTAAATATTACTTCTTTTTCAAATGTTTTTAATATAATTTGTTTAATATCACTAAAATTACCATTACTATTTTTTATAATTTCAAGTAGTTTGTTTTCTGTTGAATCTGATAAGTTGAATGCTAATCTTGACGAACCGTCACCCATCCTAGAATAGCGAATTACTATGTCTTTATTTGAAGCATCATCTACCTCACCTAAATGAAATATCACTTCAATATCTATTTCCCATTTTAATTCAACTCTTGAAGTATAAATACTTTGTCTAGCGACTAAATAACAACCTCCGCTTTTATTACTATCTACTTTTAATATTGAACCTGATACTGAAGCATTGAAATATTTACCTTCCACTTGTTCAATTGTATATGTTATCTCACCTTGATATTCTGAATATAAATACTGTGAAATATCAGTTATATCTTTTGTTATGTTTATTTGTTCTCCTTCAGACAGAACATCAAGAACCTCAGCATTTTTGTTCAAAGTAAAAAACATTCCTAAACGTAAACGTATTGTTGTTTTCAAATCAATAAACATGTCCGTTTGAACTATCCAATAATAAATTGGTGTTATATCTGATGGAGGTTTTCGATCCTCTTCATATATTCCATAAACACTTCCATAAATGTTCACTAAATCAATACTGTTAATATCATCTTTATTCTTTTTTACAATTAATTTTTTTCCATCTTTGATTTTAACATTCCAATTTGTTGGGGGAGGTAGCCAGCTGACTGTTCCAACTGTTGTAGGAGTTACCGAACAACTACTCGTGACATCATTCTCCCATTCATTTGCTAAAACTAAATGATCCGAAAAATCGTATGAGGCAGCTTTTTCTAGTCCTTTATGGCTAGTTTCAGGAGAATTTATCACATCTCCATATTTGTTAGCACCTCCACTATTGTTTAAAGTATAGCCAAAATTTCCACACATCTTTTGATTTTTTTGTATCCATCCGTCAGTAGTTGTAAACGTTAATTTTGTTCTCCAATATTCATCAATTTCAAATATAAATGAGCCCCCCCAATTTCCAGGTCTAGTTACATTATATGTAATAACGATTGGTTTAAGAATTGTTATAGCCCATTCATCATTATTTAATTCTTCGACAGCAAACGACGCTCCTCTTGTTGTTGTCGATAAAGTCGATCCAAAAAAATAAACATTACCAACTATTTCTTGATATTTCTCAAATGTTACTTCTTTTTTTCTGTTACTGTTAATTGAATCAATAATTTTATTATCAAAAATCCCCCTAAGATACTCATAATTCCTGCTAACAATTTCTTTATAATATTTTTTACTACTATAATTACTATTCATCTTTGCTATATAATTCGAGCGCGCATCAATCGCACTAATCGCCTGATTCACACGAATCGCACTAACCAATTCGGTATAATCTACTAAAGAAGAATTCATTGGAGGAGGATTTACAACTTTTGCTTCACAACAAATTCTCATACTGAAATCTGTTGAATATTCATGTTCAGATTTTACATAAACCTTTAAATATGCATTTAGACGATAAAGATCTTCTAAACTTCTAACATTTAAAATGTTGTTATTGGTATCTACTACTATATTTACTATACTTACTGTCGTTTCCTTGTTTTGTTTTTCATCGAGCTGATAATAATTACTTTGGGGTTTATCATTGGTATAAAATTGATTGTAATGGTTATTTATTACTCCTCCTTCTAGTTTTTTTTCATTTGGATTGAAGTCGTTCGGCTTTTCTGGAGATAAATAGGTCGCACAGTCGCCCTGCGACGTCGACAGACCCGACCATGTGGCCTGTAGATCTAATAAAAACTCGGCAGATAATGCCCCGTAAAAAGGGTAGTAAATGCTATAGTAACGTCCATAAACAATAGATGTATTAATTTCCCATTGTGATTTTTCATTAATTTTAATATTTGTTTTTATAATTGTCGTCCAGTTGTTGCCCTTGAATGAAGGTCCAGGTTTAGGTTCGTCAGCTATTGTCTGTTGTATTATTTGTACTGGCCGCACTAACCTTATGTTAAATGTTCCATCATTTAATTGTTGAACATCTAAACATTTCGATATATCTACAATTACACTGTCATCGTACGTTCCACAATAACCGTATCTAAAACCCCGCGTGTTACATTCCGACCACGATACTGGAGTTTTTTGTTGTATAATTATTTCATAAATGTCATTTTGATAATTCATGGACTGTGGGACCGTTATGTTCAAAAAAGGCATAGCAATTCCTACCGTATTTGTTACACGTATTTTTTGATCATATTGTAAATTGCCAGCGTAATATCCTACAAATTCTGCATCAAATCGAAGAAATCCATTTAAATCACGTACTAATTCAAAATATCTCCACACCTGTTTTTCTCCGTTTATACTAGGATATAATAAGTACTTGCCTTGGTATCCTACGTTCCCTAAAGATATAGTAACGCTAACATTCTTTGCGTCTTGATCGTCACTATTGATGCCTTGTTTTATTGCTACATATTTACCATACACTTCACCTGACACTTGTGGCGGCATATTAAATGTGCGTGCGACATTCTGTTTAACATCATTTTTATATTGTAATTCATTAATTATATCTTTTTCTATCGACATACGCCCATATATCCATTGATTACGTTGTCTCCAATGATCAGGTGATGAAAAGTTTAATGTAACATTCCAATCCATGTTTATAGTCAACGTAAGTGTGCCTCCCCATGTACCATTCCAACTTATGTCACGAGTTATAACTATCGGTCGAAGAATTGTTATATACCACCCAGTATTTTCAGCATTTCTTTCATATGAAACATCTAGTCCCGGTATCAAATAAAAAAGACCACTCGCAGTTTGAGCATAATTTGCCACATTTGAACAATTATTTGGATTTAACTTATATTGGGCTACTCCCCCCAATAATGGATTGATTTGATCGATTTGATCGGTTGGTACTGTTGCTATAGATGTTCCAAGTGCTTGATCTTGACCTTTCATTATAACATTTCTCATTTTAACACTTCTCATTTGAACACTTCTCATTTGAACACTTCTTTCACTTCTTTTACCATTAAGTTTTGAAACACTGTCTTTCATTATTTTATATATATACATAAAATAAAAATATTTATTTATATATTTTTATTATTTATTTCTTAGATATAATATTTATTTCTTAGATATAATATTTATTTCTTAGATATTTATTTCTAAGCCGCCGCCCCCTTTACATTTCCGTTTCCAGTAGCGGCAGCTCCGCCAAACATGGATGACATTCCCGGAATCTTTTCAAACATCTTGCCCATTGAACTTGACTCGAATTTGTCTAAAAAGGATTGCGCCGTTTTCAAAAGCGGCTCCATACTCTTCATATTTTCCATAAGTTTTTGTTGCTGTTCCATCAGCACATTCGTTTGAGACGTTAGTCCATTGACTCCGTCTTTGCCTACCAAATTCTCTAAATTGTCATACGCCTTTTCCAGTGTTTTGGCATAATCAACGCGATTATTTACAGGAAGGTCGTCGTCATCATCTAAACTTGCAGGATTAAGTTCGGTCATCGGTTCTTTTGTTGTTGCTGCAGTTTTCTGACCATTTGGTTTTTGAACCGCGGAAGCCGTCGACGATGCAGAAGCCGCCACTTTCTTCGACGCTTTTGCAGCACCTGCGCCCGCAATTCCTGACTTTGCCCCGGTTGCTGTAGAGGCAGTTGCAGTCGCATCTTTACTTGCATCTTTTGCTGCATTTGCATGTGCATCTGCCGTCGCCGTCGCATCAAACCCCTCCTTATTTATGACAAAATTTCTAGACAATACAGTAATAAAATTTGTTAGCAAAAGAGTTGAAAGTAAAACAACCGTCATATTTTTACTAAAGTATGTTGAAATGAATCCAATGGATAAAAAGATTAATAGCGCATAGCTATCTCTCAAAATAATGTATCCAAAAAAATTCATAATTGCTAAAAATGCAACAATATACAAAACGTTTTTATCATTCAACATTGTTTCAACAACCTTTGGAAGCTTCATATGTATGTTTACCATTCTTCCAACCGTATCTTTTTTTTAATTATAATTTATTATAATTTATTATTATATTATATAATTTATAGTTATATAATTTATTATTATATAATTATTTTATACAAATAAAAATAAAAATATTCATAAAATATTTATCAAAAATAATTTATGAATATCGCATAAACATAATTCATCAATGGAATATATACGGAATATACATATATATTAATAAATGGGATCAAAATATGAACTGGCATTTTGTGTATTTTTTAATGCCTATATTCACGGAAAAGATGAGAACAGCTCACCGGATATCGATTCGCACCACTTGATATTACATTCAGTAAACATTGACGTATTTTATCACTCGGAAGAATTTTCTGAATTTATGCATATGATTCATGCGTCACGACGCCATTATTCTCGATACATTCACCAAAATAATCGGTGGAGAGAACATCCTGTAATTCGAAATTATATGTTTGCAGTTTCAAAAAAAAACTACATTTCATTGGAAATTATTCAACATATTGAATTAGAAGGCGGCGGCGAACACGTGGCAATCTATAAAACATTCTGGTTGCGCATACTACAGCGGAAGTGGAAAAAATACTACGATTATAAAATGAAACGGGTGCGTTCATTGCTGAAACCGCGCGGACTTTTACTAAGAGAAATTGGAATAGGTGTACGTTGACCCATTTTATACTAATTTCTCTTTTCGGTCGGTGGTGTAATTTACATCAATAATTTTTTAAGATGATCAATCTCTTTCAAAATCATTGTTTTATCTTGTTTTAATTGTAATTTATTTCTAGAAACCAGCTCGTCAGAATATAAATCCTCATTCAGAATTTGTTCTTGTTCTTTTAAAACGTCATCCAAATGCTTTATAATTTCCTTTAAAGCGCGTATTTGTAACTTGACATTTGTTTTATATTCATGATAATATTCATCATATTTTTTTATAATTTCTTTGATATGATGATTTGAATCGTGCATTTTTGCGTATTTTTTTAATGCTAAACGTTTTTCAAACATATTTTTTCTATTTTCTTCTATTTTTTGTTGAATTTCACTCATTTGTTTATCTCTCTTGTATACCGATACTCCAGTAGAATCATCTTTATGACCTGTCATTCTTTCTTATATTATTTCTTTTTTTCTTTGTCTTTGTTTTATTGTAATACTATTTTTTATTCTTAGTATTTATTCTTAAAAAAATATATTTTTTAAGAATTTAAAAAATATTGTTGAATAAATATACAATCATCCATCCATACTTTTAGGAATGTCAAAAAAAATACCGACTGGTACAAATTTCGCCGATATTTTACTTACCGAAGACGATAATCGCTATGTAATGTTTCCGCTAAAAGATAATGATATTTGGAAAATGTATAAAAAACAAGTGGATTGTTTTTGGAGAGCAGAAGAAATTGATTTTTCAAAAGATGGCGTTCATTGGCAAACCTTGGAAGCTGATGAAAAATATTTTATAAGCATGATTCTTGCATTTTTTGCTGCGAGCGATGGCATCGTGCTTGAAAACCTGGCGACCCGGTTCATGTCCGACGTTCAACTCGCCGAAGCCCGCGCATTCTACGGGTTTCAGATTGCCATGGAAAATATACATTCTGAATGCTACAGCTTGCTCATTGATACGTATGTGAAAGATGAAGAAGAGCGCGGGCGACTTTTTAACGCCATTCATCATTTCCCCTGCATCAAGAAAAAGGGTGACTGGGCTAAAAAATGGATTCATGATAAACGCAGCTCGTTCCAAACCCGCTTGATCGCATTCGCGTGCGTGGAAGGTATTTTCTTTTCAGGCGCATTTTGCTCTATTTTCTGGATGAAAAAACGTGGCTTAATGCCTGGTCTCACTTTCAGTAACGAGCTCATTTCGCGCGACGAAGCGCTTCATACTGAATTTGCTGTGCTTTTATACAATAAAATGGCGAAACCGGTGCAAAAGTCGCGGGTGCAAGACATTGTCAAAGAGGCGGTCGACATTGAAACCGAATTCATTTGCGAAGCGCTGCCGTGTCGTTTAATTGGAATGAATTCCAAACTCATGACGCAATACATTGAATTTGTTGCAGACCGACTGCTCTTACAGCTTGGGTGCGATAAACTATACAATTCATCCAATCCGTTTGATTTTATGGAGCTTATAAGCATTGAAGGCAAAACAAACTTTTTTGAAAAACGAGTAAGTGAATACGCTCTCGCAGAGAAAACCAAAACAGAAGAAATTTTCGATTTTAATGAAGCATTTTAACATCGGAATTTCTTTCGTGTATAATTTATAAAAAAAATATAATTCAAAAAAATCCATTTCTTTTTATACGTCTAACAACGCGCTGCGGTTGTTGTTGCGGTTGTTGATGCGGTTGTTGATGCGGTTGTTGATGCGGTTGTTGTTGCGGTTGTTGTTGCGGTTGTTGTTGCTGCTGTTGCTGCTGCTGTTGCGGTTGTTGTTGCTGCTGTTGCGGTTGTTGCGGTTGTTGCTGCGGTTGTTGCTGCGGTTGTTGCTGCTCTTGAAAACGTCGTCGTTGTTGTAAGCGTAGTCGCTGCTGCTGTTGCATTTGAATTCGAATTCTGCGTTCTTCTTGTTCTGCCAACACTTGTTGTTGATGCATGGCCCGCTGTTGTTCTTCTTGTGCAGCCGCTGCAACGCCCCTTGATTTGAATTTTATCCGTTTTTCTTCATGAATATTTTGCTGTTCGTATGTATTTGAAGCATGGCTGTATGCGCAATCAAAATGCGAAACGTGAATATATCGAATGTCAACTGCATTTGCATAATGTTCCTCCTCCTCTTCTACCTTATAATTCAAATTCTGTATCGTGCGCAGTCCGTCATTCGTCGTTTTATAAAACACCATTTCAGCTTCCGATCGCGAAATCGTTCGCATGATTCCTTCCACCATTTGCAAAATGTTCGGATGTTGCAGCGGAAAAAATCCACGCCGATCTATTTTCAAACCGCACTGTAGAACACGATGCTGCATATAATTATCTTCTCCTCCCCACGCCCAGAAATTCGGAAACCCATTCGTTCGTTCAAAATCTCCACCCTTAATTGAAAAGATCCCACCCAGCGCAAATTTCACCCCGTAAAAATGCTTTACGATTCCCGAGCGCGTTTCATACTGTATAATGCCTTTATCATACGGAACCGTGTCCACATCATTGAAAACAAACGTCATGTCTTGATACTCGTTCGGATATTTTTCCTTGACTGCTAAAAATCCAATATTTTTCATGCCTCCGCGATTAAATGGCCGACTATCTTTCTGGTGAACAATATAGATTTCATACGTCGACGGATCATAGTCCGACAAAACGTGCTTCATATACACTGAAAAAAATTTCAAATGATGCTCTCGATCTCGATAAGGAACAATAAATACAAGTTTCGGAGGAGCTGATTTTTTAGTATGATTTGTTGTAGGAGCATTCGCTTCTTGATTTATAGAATTGTTTTGTTTCAAATCTGTATTTATGATTGCCGCCATGGTTTAGATAATATTATATTTTTTCTATAATATTATATTTAAATTATAATATTTAAACTCTTTTTTTCATCGGCGTTCTGACATTACACATTATTTACGTTTTCACTTTCGCCTCTATAACCGCATACTTCTCTAAAATAACTCGCGGTATCAAATTGCTCGTAAACTGTTCTAATTTCTTGAAACATTTGTTAATCGTCACTTCGCTAATTTCCGTGACACGATTCACATCCTTTTTACAAACATTCAAATTGCATATTTGCGATACAAAGTATATAATCCCTGCAGCAATCGAGTGCGGCGTATTTTCAGGAATCAAATTCTGTTTTTCAATTCGCGTCGCCACAAATTGACACACTTTTGTTAACTCTCCGTTCATATTTAATCGGCTGCAATACCGCTCAATAAACGCCTCCGGCTTCGTTTTGCTAAAATTCGTCTTGTCTGAATTTTCAAATTCGTGTTCCAGCTCGTTTATAATTGTAATCGCATTTTTGCACCCCCTGGTAGCACTCGTGTTATCCAAGTTGAAAATCGTCGCAATCTCTTTAATGGTTCGCGGACAGCCATGCTTTCGACAAGCAATATATGTAGACGCCAAAATAATTCCGTCACGATTTAATCCGCGATACGTCTTGAACTCGGAAATCTTTTTATGGTAACGCAGCGCCTCATCCACAATAATTTTCGGCAGGCCACCATTGTGCGCAATAATGGTTATACATTGAAACTCGTCATACTGTGCTTTCTCGCGATACGGCATCGATTGCCATTCCGTATACCTTCGAAATTTGCGCATCTCGTAACTTGTCGCGCCGTCACACATTACCTTGCACCCATATGATGACTCCACTAAAAGCGGGTTCACCGGCATGCCGCACCGCGTTGGGTCGCTGGACTGATTATCATCCGCACCATAATACCTCCATTCTGCGCCTTGATCAAGCACATCTCTATATACAATGCCGCATTTTTGATTGGTACACGTCAAAAATCCATCATCCGTAAAACAAACCGCCGACGAACAGCTGTCGCAAATTTCTCTCTGTCCGCTGCTTCTATAAACACACTCCAAGCTATTCCTTTTGCCTTTTTTCGTTTCTTGTGAATCATTATTATTATCATTACTAAAACTACTTTCAATTTGATCCCATAGTTTTCTTTTGCTCGCTTTATTATTTTGTCTATTTTTTTTCGTCGTCTTGTGTTCACTCGAAGACAATGTTTTTATTGTCGTTGTCGCATTTGTAATTCCTCCTCCTTGTAACATCGAATCGAATGTTTTTTTGAGAGCGAATATAAGCGGGGATCTATAAGGTTATTATTACTATTATATCATAAACATCTATTTAATTCAATTTTTTATTATATTATTTTTTGAATTCTATTATTTTTTGAATTCTATTATTTTTTGAATTCTATTATTTTTTGAATTCTATTATTTTTTATGAACACGTGGAACGCGACTTGAGATGGCACATACGACTTCGTATGTTATAGTTTCTAGCGCCGTCGCCCAATCTTCGACTCGAATCTCGGCTTTTCCTTGTTTTCCAAAAATGATGGCTTCGTCGCCAATATTTACGTCATCATCTTCGCAATCCACCATAAGTTGATCCATCGTAACGACACCAAGAATTCGTCGCGGCTTGCCTCGAACCAAAATGCGCGCAGGAGTTTTCCACGCGCGACGAGCAATACCATCAGCATACCCCACGGGTAATGTGGCCACTGTTGTATCTTTTGTTAGCACGGTCCGCAAACCATAACTTACACCTTCACCTTTTGGTAATCGTTGAACATGTTGCACAACGGTGCGCAGTGTCATGACTGGACGAAGATTTTGTGAGACGTTTTCAAATACATCACCGTCGGTCAATCCGTATAACGCAATTCCGGTTCGCACCATTGTACAAATTGGTAGTAGTTCACGCACCGTTGATGCTGAATTGGAGATGTGCACGTGACGGATAAAGGGTACAACATCCTTTTTAATGTTTGCAACAACGTCAATAAATGCATCAAGTTGACGCTGCGTCACATCATTTTTTGTTACATCATCTGCAACAGCCAAATGTGACATTACACCATCCAACTCAAGCACGCGCTTATATAAGACAATCAATCTGGCGCGTTCGACGGCGTCACTTGGCGAAACACCTACGCGATGCATACCAGTATCGATCTTGAGATGCACTTTTATCCTTCTCTTAATCTTTGCATTTATATTTGCACGCCGCATTTCAGCCGCGAGTGATTTAATATAATGCGCGTTATACACAACACAAATCAAATCGTTGCGCACTAAAAGTGGAATATCACCAACTGATTGTTCACTAAGCACCATAATCGGTGAACGAATCCCGGCATTTCGCAATTCAATCCCTTCTTGTGTAAGCGCCACGCATAATCCGCGCGCACCCGCTGTAAGTGCAGCGTGCGCACACAACACTGCTCCATGACCGTAAGCATTGGCTTTCACTACAGCCCATAATTCTTTATTTTTCGCAGCATCCGCCATTAACTGCACATTATGGCGTAACGCATTCACATCAATTTCGGCTCGCGTCGCACGCCCGACAATCATTTCTTGAATTGTATTATTATTATTGTTATTGTTATTGTTATTGTTATTGTTATTGTTATTGTTATTGTTATTATTATCAAGAATATTTGTCACAATTGACCCAAAATCATGTTTAGTTGTACGTATTTGCATTTATATATACTCTATTATCTAATATTTCATAAATATTATATTTTTTTCAAAAAAAAATAATATTTATGAAAAAAATAATATTTATGAAATATTATTTTTGAATTTTGGTTTCAATTACAAGAAAAACAAAAATATTTACATTTGCATTTTGTAATCGGCAATACAGTTATTTTTAATAATTTTACTGACGCGTCCAACATTTGCACCGCATTCGTCTCTTCTATTCCATCCAGCGTCAAAACTAAAATGCTTTTCACAATGAAATACAAAAATTGTAAAATACATTCGGATGAAAGCGACACCTTGAAATTCTGATTCGCCGTATATTCATTGAACAAGTTGATAATTTGATGAATAAACGTCATAAAATGCACGGCATCATTCATGTCTATTTTTCCATCCGCCATAATGCTCGTAAATGCCGTCGTAAATATACCGTTCACTTCATTCACACAAGTCGTTATCGATATCACCGACTCTATATTTTCAATATCGCTCGTCGTGAATTCTGCCTTGATTTCCTCGTACACTTTGAAAATCTCCGCGTAAATCACATTCGGTTGATTTAAAATTGGCTCCAGTTTTACTCGAAGCTGCTTTATCGAGAGAATCAAATTAATAATAATATTTTTTAAAAACTCGAAGATCAACTTCTCTTTTTCTGAATACGATTCCATTGCATTTTTCACTTCAACGTCAATTTGTTGTTGATTTAATGGTTGTTGTTGTTGCGTTGGTTGCTGTTGTTGCGTTGGTTGCTGTTGTCGCGCCGCATTTCGTTGTAACTGCTGTAATTGCTGTAATTGTTGTAGTTGCTGTAAATTTTGCATTTTTATATAATATTACTTTTTATTTTTATATACTAATAATAATATGTAAATAAAATTTTTATTTTAAATCATTATTTTCAATGACTCAATGTTCTAATTTAATTGCATTTCATTTAATGCATTAAAAACTCGCTTTTCCGCATCCTCTCTCGACAAAATGTTATTAAAACAAATCTTATTCAATTCCGATGGAGATAGTTTCAACTCTACCGATCGAAATCGCTCCAGTTCTTCTTCCGAACGCGCGCGCTTTTCATCCACGCTTCCATCGTAAAATAGGTCCATCAACTGATGAATCATGAGCGCATCACATTTCGTAAAGTAAATAAACTCATCCATCCGCCCCGGCCGCTTAAACGTGGGATCGATTTTCGACGTGTCATTCGCCGTGCAAATAATGAATCGCCCCTTCGCCTCAATAATCCCGTCCATAATACTCAAAATTTGTCCCTTTGTCAAATCATTCATCGGCGTCTTGTTCGCACACCCACTTATCGCCGCAGCCGTTGATGCCAAATTCGATCCAAACCTATTTTCTGTTGACCCGTTAGTTCCGCCTCCGTTAGCACCTTCTTTCACAATAACAATACTCGAATTTGTCGGTTCTTTTGCAGCTGCCAATCTCATTTTCTCCTTTTGCTCTCTATCGTCCAGTAATTCAAAAAACTTGTCAATTTCATCAATCATAAAAATCCGCTTATTCGAAGGAATGTATTTCCCGTTAATATGCGTCCCATTGAAAATGTTCTCAAGCTCAGACACGTCTTTGATGCCATTCAAATCAACATCCACAATATGTCGATTCGTATATGTGGCAATTCCTTTTACCGTCGATGTTTTGCCGCACCCTGCGGGACCTTCGAAAACCAACGTGAGCTGGTATGGTATTCCGCGGTCATTATACCACTGCTCGTTATGAATGAAAAAATCGATTCGCTTAATCAGCGCATCCCGCTGCGTAAAAAAACAATTTCGAATCAAATGTTTGTTTGTTACCAGCGGATACTCATCGCACTTGATTCCAGTGTTACGCGTAGAACTTATGCATTCGCCATCATCATAATATCTTCCTTCGTCTCCTCCTTTTGTTTTACTGCTGTTATATTTAAATATGTATTTTTGCTTCGAAAGCTGTTCGTTGATTGAATTCTCAAATTTTTCTTCACACATTTTAATAAAAGAATGTATGTACGAAATATCATGCTCGTACGTTTTGATATAAAAATAAATCGTTAAAAAATCTATAAAGTCGTTGTTTTTTTTTTCCTTGTTTGCAATATTTTTATCGCTCGATAACTCGATGTAAATGTCCGGATACAATTCAAATGAAACCATTTCGTCCGCTGGAATAAATGTTTTCACAACAGTATTCGTTTCCACATCTATCACCTCGCAGTACTTTATATTATACGTATTTTCAACCTTGTATACGTGATTCTGCATGTAGTCCAGTACATGAATCATTGGCGGTGGATAATCTACATATGTTTTAACGGTTCGATATCCGCTGGTATACATGTAACCCGCATACATGATTGACTTTTTTTTGAATTTATTTGTAATATACAACCAGTTTTTTTTCATGGACTGATTTTTTATTACTTCTATTTTTTTATATACACTCTTGACATTCGTAACAATGGCGCCCTGGTAAAGCATAAATATAAAAAATCCAAAGAGAATTGCATCCGCCCATAAAACACCGGTTTTTATTTGTTGTATCATAAAAAGTTCGGTTACCGCTGTGCGTATATCAAATGACATTTTTTCTACCTTTTTATACTTTTATACTCGCTTATAAGCTTATAATCGTAATCCTATATTTCATATATGTCGAAACCTTTAATACATTTATGAAATTGTATTAAAAAATACAAAAATGCAAAAAAATATATTACTATATTTTTATTTTTTTTCTCATAATTATAATAATTATATATATTAATAAAAAAATGAATAATAAAAAAATGAATAATAAAAAAATGAATAATAAAAAAATGAATAATAAAAAACTTGTTTTAAGAAGTACTAAAATGAAATCTACATTTGATATTGGTGCATTTTTATCCACTTTACAAAATATACAAAATTTTTATAAACAAGTATCACCACCATTACCTTATAATCCCGAATACCAAAGATCTCAAACTTTTCACCATATACGTACAGTTGATGAAAATGATAAATGTTTTAAAGTAACAGTGAATGGGTTAAATTCATACAATGTAGAAATACTTCGATCAATAGAACTTTTTCATGATATAAGTATACCGGGAGGTTGGGGAGGCAATATAAAAGTAACAATTAATAAAAATTGGGGTATAAGTTTGAGTTTTAGTACTCCAGATGGATGGATACAAAATAATCAATGGATATATGGACGACTTTGGTTTAAATCAGGATCAGAAAGTAATGAAAGTGGTCCAGATGAGAGTTTAAGTTTATATACTAAATATAAATTTATCATTGGTTATGTAAATAATATTGTATACAGTGCGAGTTCTTATCCAATTAAAAACTGTATTTACGACGATGCGGCTAGGAACTATCCTGAATGCTCTTCCTATCAAATAGTTACTCTTAATCCGTTTAAAATATTTGAGGGCTCATTAATATATGATGGTAAAGAAACCAATATAGAAGTTAGTTCCCCGAATCTTAGTAGTTCAACCAAGACATTTGTAGGTGACAATCCTCCCATGCCGAATGAAAAATACTTCTTACATGATCCTAATGATCATTCAATATATGTATTACGCTATCAAGTATTTCTTATTGGATATTACGGTGGTAAGAAAACAAGTGATATGAGGATATGTATTTCGGGAGATTTAAAAGTTAAGTTACCAGGTTTTTTTAAGAATAATGATGGTTATTCTTATTTGCCGAATCCTATCATCACTAATCCACAATCGATTCCCACCGGATTAGGTTCGTGATGTTAAAAATATTCCATAACAGCGTTATCATAAATCGTCGCCTGAAATGCATCCTTGTATCCTTCCACATATACTGTGTCCCCATTATAAATATTATCGCATCCATATTCACCCGTGCAACTCTTTTTTTTAAATGATATAGGCAGTTTTACTGAATTATTCTTATCGCTCATGGTATAGAACTGCCATTTGTCTCGATTTTTTTGAAGCGGTCGTCCCATTAACGGTAGTATAGTTTCTTTACCATTCATACGTGTCAATAATCCCACTTGCCGATAATTTGTATTTATTGACGGTCCTTGTGTTCGAATGTTAATTGGTACACCGGCAGCCATTGGCATCATTATATTTGTTGAACCAATTCCGCCAAAATAACTATCGTTTCTCAACGGAGGAGCATACGGGTCTTCGAGAACGTCGCTGTTCGCTCTTGACGGTATCATGAATAACGATGGCATGGACATTGATGGCATTGATGGCATTGATGGCATTGATGGCATTGATGGCATTGATGGCATTGATGGCATTGATGGCGATGGCATTGACGATGTTGGTGTCATCATTTTCGAATAATTAGAATAAAAAAAGTAGATTCCAATCGCGCTTAATATAATAATAAAAAATATTGTCGTGTTTCTTATACAAAACATATTCGGCAAACATTTAAATGAAGATGATGATGACTTTGATTTCATTCGTATACGGTTATTATACATATACTTGATATATATTTTATTTTATTTTTTATTAATTATTTTTATTATTTATTCATTCATTGTGAAAAATATTTAAAAGTTAAAACATATAATCATTTATTGACGTTATATTTTTTATTGACGTTATATTTTTTATTGACGTTATATTTTTTATTGACGTTATATTTTTTATTGACGTTATATTTTTTTATTGATAATGTTTTCGAAACGTGAAAAAGACCATCATCAGTTATATGAAAACTATGGCGAGGATTCTAGTTGTTGTCACTGTGACATCGGATGTTATGCGGGTATAAAAAGCATCTTCAATAAAATAAAATCATACCGATTCAAAAAAGTAAAACCGTCAAATAGACACTTATCAAAATTACTTTTAGGAGATGATTATTAAAAAAACAACCTACTTAATTTTTTCATTTTTATAACTATTTTAATTAAATATTATATTATTTATATTATTATATATATATAAACTAGTAAATAATGTCAAATACAAGAAAAAAATATCATGGTAATAAACATAAAACGCAAAAAAAATCAAGAGTTAAAGGAATGGGAGCAACCATGGAACAAATCAAACAAAATCGAATGCGGAATAAAATGATTCGTAATATACGAATGGGTCGAATTCGTCAAGGTGGAGGTGGAGGCAGTGGTGGAGGATTCATTTCACAATTTATCGGCAAACCTTGGACGCCAGACAGTATAGGTAGAAACTTTTTTGCTCTCAGCCCTAAAGGAGTTGGAACCGGCGTTGTTCCTAAATTTGACGATGGTCGACCTCTCGGTAGTGCCAGGTATCCAACACAACTCGGTCCACAACTTGCCAAGCTTGGACAAGCTGGCGGGAGGAGAAGCAGAAAAAATATTAGAGGGGGTGGAATTCTCGACGGTGCAACGTATTTAGTTAATAATTTCAACGCTAAACTGGGAGGAACGTCTCGACCACCGAATCCAGATCCTCATGTTCAACCATTTTTAAAACGATCATGTAGTATATGAAAAAGGTATTGTTTAGCATTAAAAATATAAAATATATAAATTTAATCTTTGTATACTTTATAATTTAATTATTTTACATTTACTTTTACATATTTAAAATGAATTTGTGCACTCCCGCAACTATTTATCTCGTTTTATCCGCAATTGGAATCATAATGATTGCATTTCAAAATTACGGCATGTCTCCAAACATGTACTGTGTCGGAAACGTGCAGTGTCCTGTCCAAAGTAGTGTGCCCATTTTTATTATGAAAATATTATATGTCGCATTATGGAGTTTTATTTTAAACACGCTCTGTAGTTATGGCTACAATCAACTTGCGTGGTTTTTACTGCTTCTTCCTTTTATCTTGTTTTTTGTTTTGATTTTTATGGTTGGAAATTTTATGAATCAACGAACCACATCCATTCCATCCATGCCATCTTCTTCGTCTTCGTCATCGCCTTTTTACCAGCAACAAGTGGATGCAGACACGAGACCGATGATAATGCAAGATCGCGACAGAAAACGAATTCATGCGCCCGGTTCTGAACAAGAAAAATGGTTTGAACCAAGTCCGCAGTTTGCAGGAAATCGATATAATGCAGATGGCAGCGGAGGACAGTACTCTTCTTACAGCGACTATGACCACTCACTAGACCAAAGAACGAAACAAGCGTATAAAGAAAGTCGTGAAGGGGGTGGAAAAAACATACACTACAAATAAAATTTTATATCAATTAAAAATTTTATACCAATTAAAATTTTTAATAGATTTTATAATAAAATTTTATAATATAACGAATTCATATGACAAATACAATGGATAAAGATAAAGAACATACTACAACATTGTCCTTTTTCTAAATTAAAAAGTTCTAAATTAAAAAGTTCTAAATTAAAAAGTTCTAAAAAAACACCATGTCCAATTGTTAACGTGTTGATAAATAAGGGCGAACTTGATCCAAATCGCGAATGGACAATGAAAGAAATTAGCAATGTATTAAAAAAAAATAAGTTAATGTCTGATGTGTTTAGTAAATTTTTTGCAATTATAGTATCATTTCCAAATGTATTATCATTCCCCCCTTCAATAAAACCATTATCATTATCGGTAAAAACATTACAACAACATAACACTGCAATTGAACATGACGTTTGAAGAATCACTTGATTGCGTGAAAATAAATGTTATAAATGCAATAAACTATAATATAAATATGATAAAAGCTATAAATTATTGGAATTTTGCAAGGTTAAAATGTTAAAATCCATTTTATAAAAAAAATAAAATTAGTATAATATATATTTAATTAAATTGAAACAAATTAAATATATCATCTTCATAAATAATATATAAATAACAAAAATAATATAACATTAGACAGTTTAAATATTAAATATGTCGGCATCAGAATCAGAATCTAAAAAAAAAATTGTCATTCAAGCATCCGCACTTGAACCCAAATCCAAATCAGAAGAAAAAGAAGGAGAACCAGAAGAACAGAAAGGAGAACGGGAAGGAGAGAAAGAAGAACGAGAAGAACAGAAAGGAGAACGAGAAGGAGAGAAAAAAGAACCAGAAGAACGAGAAGGAGAGAAAAAAGAACCAGAAGAACAAGAGCAGGAAAGAGAACCAGAAGAACAAGAACAATCAGAGAAAAAAGAAAAAAAACACAGTAAAAACGATGGCGACGACGGTGATGATGGCGACGAAACAAGTCGACTACTCAATGAAACAATTCCGTGGAATATTATCGATAAACTATTCAATGATAACCCCAATCTATTAGTGGCGCATCATATCGATTCTTACAATGAATTTATGATAAACGGCATACGCCAAATATTTAAGGAACACAATCCCATCGTTTTCCAAAAAGAAAAAGATCAAAAAACAGACACATTTAGAAACGTTTCCCGATTTTATCTCGGCGGTAAAAATGGCGACAAAATATACTACGGAAAACCAGTTATATATGACGAAACAGGAACAACATCTCGTGTTCATTACATGTATCCCAACGAAGCGCGTCTTCGAAACATGACATACGGCGTTACCATTCATTATGATGTTGATGTCGAATTCGACAATGTTGTAACTCAAGAAGAAGAAGAAGAAGAAGAAAAAGGCCGCAGCGGCGAACAAGAATCGTCGGAAAAAGCGGTATCAAAAGAAAAAACAGTAACAATTACACTTCCGCAAATATTGCTCGGGAAATTTCCCATCATGGTTCATTCCAACCTGTGCATTCTAACCGGTCTTCCCAAAGACGTGGCTTACAACCTCGGCGAAGATAAGAGCGACCACGGCGGATATTTCATCATCGACGGAAAAGAAAAAATTATTGTCAGCCAGGAAATTTTCGCAGACAACATGCTCTACGTTCAGACGCGCAGCCCCGATGATAAATATAGCCACTCCGTCGAAATACGCACCGTGTCCGAAGACACGTCCAAGCCCGAACGCAAACTTCGCGTCTACATGGTCGCACCTAGCCCGCGTTATACCAACGGTCAAATTGTGGTCGAAATTCCCAACGTGAAACGCCCCATTCCGCTCTTCATTCTCATGCGCGCACTCGGCGTCATTTCCGACTACGACATTATCGAAACCTGCCTGCTAAACATGTCGGAAAACCGAGATCTCATTGAGCTGTTTCGTCCCAGCGTGCACGATGCAAATAAAATTTTTACTCAGCGCGCCGCCATCGAATACATTGGCGTTTTCATCAAGGGAAAAAGCGTCGTTCAAGCCCAACACATTTTAATGAATTTCTTCCTGCCGCAAATCGGTGAGCTCAACTACCAGTCCAAAGCATTCTTTTTAGGATACATGGTAAATAAACTGGTGCGCGTAAAAGCAAACATTGACAACCCGATTGACCGCGACAGCTTGAAATTCAAACGCATTAAAATATCTGGAAAGCTGATACACAGTTTATTCAATGAGTATTACGCACAACAAATCAAACGCATTCGAACCCTACTCGATTTCAAATACAATTACAATTCTGCGATTTTATCCGAACGTTTCACCGACATCGTCAAAGAATACGAAGACATTTTCAAAGACCGCATTGTCGAAGAAGGACTCCGTCGCGCATTCAAAGGCGATTGGGGCGGCAGCGAATTCACAAAACAAGCCGGAATTGTACAAGACCTGAACCGACTTTCTTATAATTCCGCAATTTCCCACCTGAGAAAAGTGAATCTGCCGCTAGACGCCTCCGCCAAAGTAATTAAACCCCGTCTGCTACATGGCTCTCAATGGTGCCTCATGGACCCCGTCGACGTACCAGATGACGGCCTGCAAAAACATTTCGCAATTTCTGCACATATTACAAACGGCTGCAATGGTAGCGACATGACGCGATGGTTGCTAAAAGAACCCGACATCAATTTACTGTCGCTGGAAAAATACCCCAAAGATTTTCTCTATTATCAAACCAAAGTATTTGTAAATGGGGCGTGGATTGGCGTTGTTACCGATCCAGAACTTGTCGTCGGTCGTATTAAAATGTGTCGGCGATTGTCATTTATACCCGTGCACATTAGCTGCTCTTGGGACATCCAATTTCGCGAAATTCAGATTTTCACAGACGGCGGTCGAGCGTGCCGCCCCGTCTACTATTACAACCATGATAAGAAAATGTTCGCATTCCAATCCGGCAAGACCATTTTGAAACTATTGACGGAACGCAAATTCAATTGGAATGAATTGGTCGGCGGTTTCGGCGTAAAACGAATCAACTATAATGAATTTTATAACACGGACGACGTAGAAAACATCATGAAACTCTACAACAATTTGCCAGAGGGAATAACATTTGAACGCATGGCGCCAAGAATGGCGATTCTTGAATATATTGACGCATCCGAAGAAAATAATGCGCTGTTTGCATTTCGCCCAGACGATAAAGTAAAAGATGGGTCGGCACAATTTACACACTCGGACATACACCCATCCCTTATGTTTGGCGTCATGGGCAATTTAATTTCGTTTCCAGAAAACAATCAGCTCCCGCGCAACACATTTTCATGCAGTCAGTCAAAACAGGCGGTTTCCATGTATAATACATCATTCTTGCAGCGCTTTGATAAAATGGGCGTCGTTTTAAATGCCGGACAAATCCCGCTCGTAAAAACGCGCTACCTCAAGTATTTCAATAATGAACAAAACCCGTACGGCCAAAATGCAATCGTGGCCATCATGTGCTACAACGGCTACAATGTTGAAGATTCCATTTTGTTCAATGAAGGGTCGATTAAGCGCGGCCTCTTTCGCACCAGTTATTACAACATGTACGAAACGCGAGAAGAAAGCAAACAGTCATCCGGCGAACGCGTGGATTCGCGTGTTGTCAATATGAACGACTATCAGCAGAAAAATGCTGTGGTAAATGCCGGACGCGGCGAAGGATACGACTACAGCAACTTGGACGCAAATGGTCTCATTATTGAAAACACAATGGTTACCGAAAAAAGCGTTCTCATCGGCCAAGTTGTTACCAATTCTAAAAATCCGGGGAGAGTCGTTGACGCATCCGTTCGTCCGAAGAAAGGGCAGATCGGATACGTGGATAAAACGTATATTACGGAAGCTGCGAACCCAGAAATTCCGTCCCGCATCGCCAAAGTCCGCATTCGAGAAGATCGCGCTCCGAACATCGGAGACAAGTTTGCATCTCGATGCGGGCAGAAAGGAACTGTGGGTCTGATCATTCCAGAAAAGGACATGCCATTTACCGCGGATGGCATACGTCCCGATTTAATTGTCAATCCACATGCGTTTCCGTCGCGTATGACAATCGGACAATTTGTGGAAACCATCATGGCAAAGGCGTGCGTAGTATATGGCGCATTCGGCGACTGCACTGCATTCGTAAACCTGGGAAATAAACAAGCCACATTCGGTAGCATGCTTCAAAAAGAAAGCTATAGCTCAACCGGGACACAAGTTTTATACAATGGAACAACAGGAGAACAAATCGAAAGCGAAATTTTTATTGGACCCACATATTACATGCGCTTGAAACACATGGTGAAAGATAAAATCAATTTTCGCGCTCGAGGTCCAAACACGAATTTGACGCGCCAGCCGGTACAAGGCAGAGCCAATGATGGTGGTTTGCGTATTGGAGAAATGGAACGCGACGGGGTCATTGCGCACGGTGCCACGCGATTCTTACAGGAGTCCATGTTGGTCCGCGGAGACAATTATTATATGGCCATTTGTAATAAGACGGGTATGACGGCTATTTATAATCCGGATAATGACGTGTTTATGAGTCCGATGGCCGATGGTCCCATACAGTTTAATGATGCGCTCACAGACAATCCGAAACTGGTGAATATTACGCGTTTCGGCCGCTCTTTTAGCGTTGTACAAATTCCTTATTCGCTCAAATTGTTAATGCAAGAGCTGCAAACCATGAACTGCGTCATGCGCGTCATTACGGAAGACAATATTGACCAAATCGAAAGCATGTCGTTTTCCGACAATTACAAAATTCTCTCGGGACAAACTCAGGATATAGGTGCAGATATTGAATCCATGGAAGGCGGGCGAGGAACAAAGGTTGTTGATGATTTGCGTCTAGTTATTTCAGATCCAACACGCGATAATATCGATGACATAAAACAACGTCAAGAGCAGTTAGGCGGAGATAATAATAATGATGATGAAAATGAAAACGTTGAAGAAATAATTATTGACCAAGATATTCAGAGAGATAATACATCCCCCGATTTACAAATGCTACAAGCAAATTTAATGGCGAATCAATCGAAACAAAGTATAAATCCAAATGCGAATATAAACTTGGAATCAGGAGATAACGAAAAGGATAGTTTGGGAAAGGAATGGACAAAACTTGTAGACCAAGAATCAGGGAAAGAATATTATTATAATGAAAAAACAAAAGATACCATGTGGTATCCGCCGCAACCAAGCAAGGATTACGAACTTCGTCCGCCGTTCGGATGGTATGCCGTCGATATTGCAGGACACATTTATTTATACAATCCACAGAAAAATCTTATTAAAATGCCGGAAGATGTGACGTTCGCAGATGCGAATGAACGCCCAGAAGAAGCCGTTGAAAAGAAAGAAGAAATAAAAACGGAAAATTTACCATCAATTCTCATGATTGAAAAAACGGGGGAAACTGACGTAATTGAAGGCGGTTCTAATGCAAACGGAGACAAGAAAATTATAATATAAAATTAATCGAACTTAAACAATGTAATTTATTATATTCAGATGTTGTTACAGATGAATATAATAAACAGACAATCAGACGGGAGTAGTGTAAACATCGAATCGTTACATAATCATAATAATAACAATATTATTTATTACACATTTAATAGAAATGGTTTACTATCTTATTACATTCGAAATGAACATACAAATTTTATTTATATTGTTTTTAATCTGTTAGTATGGAGTAGTTATGTTATTGGCCTATTTTATTTGGATCAAATGAGCACTGAAAAAGTATCTCCCAATGTTGATGCTTTTTTTTATGGAATCGTGTCATACTATCCCGTTTGTCGCGACTTGAGATCAGAATTATGGAGATTTTTTACAATGTCCTTTGTTCATGGAAGTATTAAACATATCAGTTGTAACACAATCATATTGTTTCCACTAATGTATATTGTGGAATCTTCTTATAACTATAAACTAGTGTTATTAATTTATATTTTAACTTCCTTGTATTCTGGTATTACATATAGTTACTTTAATCCGTATACTAAAGTAATAGGTTGTTCTCACATCGTATTTGCTTATACTGGAAGTTTATTAGCTGATTATGCAGTCAATTCTAAATACATGGATAAAGTTATGAAAAAAATGTTACTTTTCACGATACTTATAATTATAGTCCTAGAAATAATCAGTTTCTTTTATATAA